AGTCGCATAAAAAGTATTTTTATGGTTATACCAATACTGATAGACATACCATGCCCAGTTGCGATATTCGGTCAAGTTTCGGAGCAGTTGGTGCTTCATTGGTGTCTGTGTGTATGAGAGTATTATAAGGCATCTGATGCCCCTGTGGAAGGGTCAGGGGTCAGTTTGGGAAGTGTCCTCCAATTCATCAAGTAAAGCATCCCAATCAGGATGAGGCATACCCGCAACTACCATTTCACCACATTCAGGGCAGTGGAACATACCGATGGGAGCATCCTTATAAATGTCTGCTGTTGGGTCAAAAGAACATTTAGTCATTTGTAATCTTCTATGTAAGTTTGATAATCAAAATCTTCCTTATCAAATTGTTTAATCTCCTCATCCAAACAAGCAATAAGTTTTACAATATGGTAGTATTGTTTGTAGTGCTCGTTGTTATACCATTCTTCGTAAGCATCTTCTATTGTAAGGTAAATGTTCTGATTGGTCTTATGTAAATCAGCATAGACCTTACCATCCTGTCTTTTGAGCATTATGGTATAAAATTCAGTCATTCACTCCACCCCTCAAAGTATTCTGTGAAAAAACAAAAAGCAAGAGATTGTTTGTCGTTGTTCAGTTCTACACCAAAAAGAGAACTGGAAAGAAAAGAAAAAACGATATGGAACCCACCAGAAGACCAATGTTGGGAGGTTGGGTTCTCATAATTCACCCACAAGAATGAACGATTTTTGAAGATACCGAACTGCCAAGTATAGGAAGTTTCAGCATTCTCCCATACCTTTTTATCGTATTGAAAGAGTTTAGTCATTTAAGGTTCTCCAATTCATCAGCAAGTTCATAAAGCAACCGAGCATCAACTACCATATCTTCTACTCCTGCTTCTTCACAACACTGATAGTATTGATGTTCATTCACAATCTCACGAATAGCAGTTGAAAGTGCTTCTCTCATATCATCGGTGGGTTCTACAATCAATTCACCTTTGAATGCTTCCCAGATTTGTTGTGCTTTACTCACGACTCAAGTTCCTCAATTACTTTCATAAGGTCTTTTACATTTATCACATCAATTCCGTGGTCTCCATCAATATGAAAGTTATTGTAGGCATACTGTTTTACCAACTCACGAAGAGTAGCAGCAAGGACAACCTTATACTCTGCGGAGAGACCACTACAGATTTTTTGTGATTTTTCAGTCATTTCTCCACCTTCTTTTCACACAAGGGAGTATCAGGAAGAACACCAAAGATATGTGAGGCAATAGTAATACCACCAAGCATCACGGTTGGAGCAAGAAATAGCATTAGCATAATCGCAAAAGGAATAGCAAGGTATTCTTGGAAAAAATCTTTCATCGGTCAAAGTATCCAGAAGGTTTGTAATCACTAATGTATTGAGTTTTTAGTTGAACTTCAAAGGGGTCAACATCAGGAAAATTTTTCCTGATGTATTCTTTACACTCTTCACGGGTAAAGAAGGCACAAAGAAGTTCTCCTTCGTAAAATGCTGCTTCAATTGCTTCAATCATTTCAGTTCTGGTGTTGTTTGAGGTGAAGTTTGATACATTCCATAGCATAGTCAAGAGTTAGAGCACTACCCTCATAGTAGTAATCCATATTCATTACATCTGTGACTTTGAGTTTGTAATAAAATCTATCATCAGAGGAATACTGGTGAATGTCGATGTAGGTTTCGTAGTCCATCGGTTGTTGTGTATGAGAGTATTATAGGGCATCTACAGGGTCTGTGGAGTGCCCCTGTGACGGTTTCTCAAGTGTCCTCAAATCCAAGTTCTTACACTTGCCTTTGGATGTTCTTTACAAGCACTCAAAACCTCCTCTACAAAGGGAACAAAGTGCTTGTACATACCCCAACCATTAGGTGAGTTGAACTTTTCATAATGCTCTGGATTTTCTTTAAGTTTTTTCAATCCTTCTTCCAGAGGAGCAATCAGTTTATCCGCAGTTGGATTTTCCCAAAGTTCGTTGGGTCTCCACAGGAACATATAAATTCCTGCTTCTTCAGCCATCTTATTCAGGTTGTGAGTGATATTAGCAGAAAACAACTCAACTTTATGAAGTTCTTTTCCTCCAGTATCAACTTCAACTTCTAGATAAAAATCAAGAGACATAATGTTTTTCTGTGAGTATGAGTGTATTATTAAGTATAAATTTTAGAAGTCATTTTCATTATCAAAGGTGAAGTATTCGTAGATGGAAGACATTACTGCTTCCTCAATATGTTCGATAATAGCACCCTCACTTGGGTTCTCAATATGCTTATGTGCCCGTGAATATCCACGACGGACACCTTCTTCAATTGCCTGTTCTAGGATTACACGAACTTTGGGTCTCATAGTTCTTTAAATTCATAAGGTCATTATAAAGCAAAAACTCCCCCTTGTGAAGGGAGAGTGTGCCGGTTCTTCAGGTGTCCTATGGATTTCTAACTAAAACTCTATAATTTATGTTTTGAAAATAAGATATTTCTGAATTTTCAATTGGACAAAACAATGATGCCACTTCAGTCCAATTATAATTTCTATGCATATTCAAGTGAAAGTTAAATCCTTTAAATCCCCAATCTTGTAGTTCTAAAACTGCAATCAAAGGATGTCTATCATAAAGCAATTTTGGAGTCTTTGCATAGTAAACATAAGTGCAATAAGAACCCGGTCTTGGAATATATTTTGCTTCTCCAAAAACATCAATAATGTTTTCCATTATTTTAGCAGGTCTACTTATTTTTTTAATTCTTTGTTTTAAAATATTAACTTTACTTGGTTTTACTGGTGGCATTAAATGAATAAAATTAAGTAAATTTATTTATCCCAAGGAGCCTTGCGGGATAAAATTCTCCTTAAACTTTCTATTTGTTCTGGGTCTGGTGGTTCATTGATTCGTCGCACAAGTTCATCATATGCCTCTTTGGAAACATACATCTTTTGCGGTTTCATTCCAAGATGTTTGATACACTTGCGTTCGTATTGATATTCTTTCCATCTATACCAGATGGACAATAGAAAGTTTTTCATTCTTTTGGTGGGGTAAGTAAAATCCATAACCATACAAACATCGTTATGAGAACAATAAGTTCTACAATCACTGGAGGTATATTCATTCGTCAAATCCTTCAAGATACATCTTTCTCCAACCGTAGCACATTTCTTCATAGAAAGCAAGTCGGTCTATTTCAAGGAAATATTCATCAGTACTGAAATCCAGACGAAACATAATCGCAAAGTAGATGCTATAAAATCCGTATATAAAATCCTTGAGTTTTTCCATTATCTCTCTCTATAGTATGATAAGTTCATAGGGCACCGATAGTTTAGAAAATCTATATCCAAACTAATTGAAGAAATGTGAAAATTAAGTGAGAAAACACTACCATTAAAGATACTAATACCAAATCTAATGTTCGGTTCCCAATCCCAGTATGAACTTGAATAAAATGTAGCTTCAAATAGGTTGAGTTTCCTGAATTGACCTATGGTAAGGTATGCGTCTCTTCCATAGTCCCATTCTGTATAAAAATCAAAGAGTTTCATTTTTGAATTACCGAATGACGTTGTGAAGGACAATCAAGGAAGAACTTATATTCCGCATAACTCCCACCATTCCACTTTACAACATTACAATTTCCATATTTATCCACAACTTCAAACCTGTTCTCAAGTTCCTCTGGTTCAACAGTAATCGCAGTATTGATGAGAGTTAATACTGTCGCACTTGTAAAACCAAGAACAAACCCAAGTAGAATAAACCGATAATAAGTGAGTTTCTGGTCCATTAGGTTGTTTTCTCCTTTCTTTGAGTGTTAATGTATTCCCCAAGTTTAGTCAAAATCTCCCTACAATTCGTTTGAATGTATTGGTCTTGGAGTTGGCTTTCCTTATATCTTAGCACAGATTGAAAGACAATCTCTGCTTCTTGTTTAGTGAAGTTCATTAGATTTCAATTTCAAAGTTTGGGTCAAAGTTAGGGTTAATTTCAGTCGGATAATACCCTCTGGGATTACAAATCACTCGACACTCTCCTATCATATAATCAAAACTTTCGTGTGTATGACCGTGATGCCAGTATTTGATTTGAGGATGATTGAGGATAAAGTCATCAAGGTCACTTACATAAGCACCATTCGCAATACCACTTGTGCGATACTTTGGATGGACTGATTGATACGATGGTGCGTGATGTGTAAGAACCCAAACCTTATCGTTCTGGAATAACTCAAGGTTCTCTTGTAGATACTTCTTGGTATTCTGGTGAAAGGCATAAGTATCATCAGGGTTCATCTTGCGATACCTTGGAGTGATACGAATGGTCTTGTAATCATTCATACACTGTGCTGCCTCCATCATTTCCAGAGCATTTCCATTACGAAAGTCAGTCCAGAGTGTTCCCCCTATGAAAATCCAATCGTCAATTCTAACGAAATCGTTTTCAAATAGGTGAATACCTTTAGGCAGGTTCTCTTTAAGAACATCCCAAGTTCCTTCGTAATTATATCCGTATGCTTCGTGATTTCCCGTAACATACAATACTCGGTCGAAGTTGTCGGCACACTTCCTTAGAAAGTCCTGATAAACCTTGTTGAGAGGTCCGTTTTTCTTGAAGTGACGAGCACAGAGAATGTCTCCACCCAGAATGAGAACATCACCTTCTCCCAAGTCAGGAACTCCGTGCCCCTGTTCGCAACATTCAAGGTGTAGGTCTGATACTACTTTGACTTTCATTATAAAATCCCATAGAGGGTTTGATATTCATAAGGTCATTATACATCAAAAAAGGGCATCTGTGAAGTGCCCTTGTGACAGTTTAGAAATTGCCCTTTCCTTGACCCACATCAAACACAAATATACCACGATTTACCCACATATCAACCACCCTCTTGCGGTCATCAAATACCGCAAAGATCTTGTAGTCATTCTCAATCTCATCGGCAAGTTCCCCTTTTACAATGGCATCATCACGATGATCTTTATACTTTCGCATTAGAAGACCATTATAATCGTGCTCATAAATTCCGTGATTTTCAAACCACTGGATTGTCACATCACGATAATCATCAGAACGACCACTGACAAAGAAAATAGGAAACCGATCTTTAAGAGCATTGAATACTTCAAGAACAGGTTGATTAGGTGTATCGTTGATAATACCTGCGTTCCAAGCATCCCAGTTGCGGGGTTTGGTTGCTACATACTGCCGACGATGATAAACATTACATAAAGTTCCATCCAAATCAAAAACAACACAATTGGGTTTCATACTTCCTCAAAATAATAAAAGGCATCATTAAAAACTTCTTCATCATCACCCAAACTCATCCAACCTGCTGCCATACTATCAGAGAATTGTTCCCAAGCATAAACAGCATCAGTGTGGGAAATTTCATAACCACGATCCGCAAAGATTTTTACAATGCGTTCAATGTCATTTTGATATTCAAAGTGATGATTGTAAGGTTGCTTGACTTTCAACTTTTTCAACATAATCAAAACCCTCATTAATAGTAGGAACTTCAAACTGATGCCACATTCTTTTTAGAACACTTTCGGGAATGAACTTACCTTCACGATGTTTGTTTCGTTCCAGTGCCTCTTCCAGTGATATCTCAAAGTATACAGCACCTCTGGCATAAAAGGAAGGGACTTTAGAAAGTTTTTTCTTTCGTGCCTTGACTGATAAGTTTGTCTGATCCCAGATGATGTTCTTACCTTTATCTTTTGCCATAATCAACTCAAGTTCAAGTTCCCGAGTAGCATCATCAATCACATCATCAAAGATCTGATTATAAGTCACTCCCATCCTTTGTGCAATTTTTTCAATGTAATTGTCTGTAGAAAGGACTACTGCATCACTCCAATAGTCCAGTTTCTTAAGTTTTTCAATATAAGTGGTCTTTCCGGAAGTAGGAATACCACAGAGCATCAAAAGTTCCATTTTAGATTACCAAACAACCAACGATTTTGATCGATTTTAGTTTGAGAAGATAATGATTTACCAATCATATCAGTAATTACTTCATAAGCATTTTTGCCTGATCGCATACTATACATAATTGGCATTAGACGTGAATCTTCTAGTTTTTGGACAAACTCCACAGCAAAATCTTTTTTGTCTGGATATTTTTCATTTGCTGGGACAAACTGTATTGCTAGAGAAATAGCAACAGAATCAACATTACTCCGGAAAGAATGCTGAAATTCTTTTAATCGTTCAGCATCTTGTGGAGTAAGTAGTGGAACTAAATCATCTACAGCATCATCAAGAATAACCTGAATGACATTCTTTTCCTGACTGATACTGTCTTTGGTCTTATGACGGAGAACATAATCATCTGCCTTGACCTTGACCATATGACCCGTATCAAAACGGAGAACTACACCTTCCCCATCGTCCCATTCACGAACCTGTTTTACAAACAAGTTTATGTCTTGAACGGCAAGACCATCGACTGCTTTAACTACAGGAATGTTCCAAGTTTTGGCATAAATTGTCATAGTCTTATAATCAATATAATGACCTGTATCATTATACCGAATACCAGTTAAGATAAGATTATCTTCAGGATAATCAACTACAATTCGATTTTTGCGAGAAACCCATTCAAAAATTGGAGTCATATTCATAAGAATACACTTACCAATAAGACGGGCATAATTTGGGTTATCAGCAATAAACACTTCTGCGTTCATTGCAACATCCGTAATACCTGCCTTTGTAGCAAGACGGAAACCTTCTTTGGTAGGAATCGGACGGATCATAGAACCATCCAGTTTCTCTAGAACTACGTGAGGTTCATAAAGATTGATCTTGTTCAGTTGAGTTTCTTCTTTTTCTCCAATATTGAAGAATTTTTGATAAGGACGGGAAATAAGTTTTCCTTGATTATCAAAGATCAATCCACGACATTCCCGACGAATCGAAGATGAATAAGGGTCTTCACAGTCCCATTCAAATGTGTCCTCAAGTGCTACAGCATAATTAATAACTGTATACCACTCTTTTTCGATTACACGGATCTCATCATATCCATTGATAACATAAAGGACATCTTCAATGGTTTCAATTTTTGGAAACTGGTAGGTATTCATCGGTCTTTGACTTATACTGTAATTATAGCATAAAAAAGAGGGTAGTAAACCCTCCGTGTGTCAGTTTAAAAACTGGATTTTATTTGGAACTTACAAAATTATTAATTTTTTCGGCAAACTGTTCTACATCCTCATAAGAAGGAAATGGGGGCAAGTCCCACTTTTTTTCAGAAATTTCATTATGTGTTTCAACTAATTCACGGGAAGCAGCATACTTATCGACAGCAAAATTGTATGCTTGCTTAAAAATTTCAAACCGTAATTCGTAGGGTGTCATAGTTTTCTCCTTGTGTGTTGTGTGTGAGTGTTAAACTCGTTATTATGTATAATATTTTATTCAATCTCTTTATGATAAGTCATAAACAAATATTCTTCTGGTTCTTCACCGTCCACAACAAATTCTTCAAAAATTGAGTGAGCATCATTAAATTGTTCAAGTTCAACAAGATATTCCATTCGATTGCAATAGAACTCTTCAATCTGATAGATGCTCCACTTTCGGTCAGTATCATTCATAAATTCAATCCCAATCAAGTGGTAAAAGATTCGACTACAGAAGACTCGTAGTCATTATAACTCTCATCAAGTTTAAACCTTTGAGATTTTGTTACATATTCCATAATCCGATGATCGTGAGAATTTTCATATTCATCTCTCCAATCCATAAGAACTGAATGACAATCTTCATTGGATTCGGCAATGACATTTAGAATTCCACCATATTCAGATGAAGGAAATGGAACCCAATAATCAACGATGTAGAGATATTTCATCTTTTGTTTTAAACTTCTCCTTAATTTTAGAATGAAACTGAAAGATTGTCAACCGAAATTAACGGTTGCAATCAGGGTGAAATGTGTATTCGGAACAAACGGGATGAGAAGCAGAATATGCTTTGAAAAGTCTATCATCACGTTGAGTTAACCAAATATTATAACCAATAATAAACCCCAAACCAATAGCACCAAAAAGAAAATAACGTTTAGACATTATGTTCAATTAGAAAATACTCAATGCGTTTTTGAATGTCAACAAGTTCATCCCAGTAGGGATGCTTGTTTTCATACTTTTCTTTATCTTGTGTGATGTTGGACACTGCAGTAAGCAGTGCGATGTAATCGTGAGAATTGAATTGTAGGTTCATTTTAATTCACTTGAATACTTTCACGACAATAGACAAATCGATTCCATTCTTCATCAGTAAAATTATCTGATGCGTATGGAATACCGACAACATAAGCACAGAAACGATTAACAGTTTCTGAATATTCTGCTGGTTGACTTTGTGAAATCAAAGCAGAAGCAATAAGTTCAATCATTAGGTGAGGTTCCTTTACCTCCATATTATAAGGGGTTGCCTGCTTCCAAGCAACCCCCCTTGTGCCAGTTTGAGAAGTGGAACATCACTCAAACATATACTCTTTCCATTCTGGATTTTTTGTTCCATTTAGATAGAGCATTGCTTTATTGATGGGTGCTCTTGGTTTCTTAACCAGTCTCATATCAGTATTTTCAAGTAACTTATTACCTTTCTTGGTATTACAAGAAACGCAAGCAACTACAAGATTTTCCCAAGTATCACCCCCACCTTTTGATTTTGGAATGACGTGATCAATTGTAAGATTGCGGGTTACTCCACAATACTGACACTTATTCTCATCACGAGTATACACCATACTTCGTGATGGTTTCTCATTCATAATTTTGGATAAAGGAATACGAATGTAATTAAGCAATCTAATTACTCGTTTTGACAAAACCTGTGCCTTTTCTTTAAGTAGAAGAACTACTGCTCTTTTCCAATTTGTAAAATGAATTGGTTCATATGAAGCATTAAGAACAAGAATTGTTTGATGAGGTTCTATTTTTAGATAGTCCATACTTTTCTATGATCCATAATATCTATTCAAAGTCTCCATTGATCTGATGGGCAACTACTTCTTGAATTTTCTTTGATTTTCTTTCTAATTCTTCTAGATGAAGAATCAAAAGTGATAAATTGTCTTCCGTTTTTCCCATTAAAGCATCATAAATTCTTTCAAATGCTGCTGCCGTTTGTAGTGTTAAATCTTTTTCCATTAGTTTTGAGGTCGAACTTCTTCTACTTTTGGTTGGTTTCCATCCAGATTGTACTCTTTATTTAAGTCTTTATTCCAAGCAGTGCCTTGAATAAAGCCAAGTCCACCGAAGAATAGAGCAGCAGCAAGAGTAATCATTGCTTTTGTATGATGACTATCAGTTGTCTCTTCATCCGAAGAATCTGCATATTCACTCACACTTTGTCCCGTAACTTTTTCCGCAACCCAAGTGGCAGCACCACCATAAACGGTCATTAGAACCCAAGGAGTAAAGTATAGAAGAAGGGCACCAGCACCAAGAAGACCTACAAGTGCCATTCCACCCCCAGGACTCGATACACCACCTCCAGAAGAACTGCTACTTACTTCACGGAGATTGATAATCTGCTGTGCTCCATAAATGTTTTCAAGTTGTTCTTTTGCACCGTTTCTTGTGCTTGCAGAAACTTCCATATCAACATAACCGGAAGCACTACCCATCCAACATTTTGCGGTCCAACGACGAGACATAGTGTAATTTGAAACTATAGTAATTATACAACAAAGGGGTCGGTTTGACGACCCCTGGTGGACAGTTTGATTAGTGTCACCCCCCTCGTTCTTGAAGAGATCGAACCATAAGTTCAGTAAACTTCTCCATTTTTTCATAATGAACAGATGCTGGATCGGTATTAATTGCATTTTTAAGAGCAACTAATTCTTTCCACTCTTCAGGAGATAGATCTCCAGTTTTTTCTTTTATCAAGGACATATTAGGATTTAAGAATGATATATTATATATTTGAAATGTGTTGGTTTCCTGACATTTCTCTTAAAAAAACTTCAAAAATCCCGAAAGAATGCCCCAAAAGAACCAGAATCTCCAAAGTTTCTTTCTTCAAGTTTATCCATAAGGTTTTCAGTTTTTTCAAGAGTATCAATCGAATTAATAAGGTCAGCAATCTGTTTGCAGATGTATGCCTTCTCATTCACAGCAGCATTCTTAAGTGCATTGCGAAGATGACTTTGTGCTTCTAGAAGATTTTCTTTTACGTTTTTAGAAAGTGCCATTTAAATTTTCCTCAACATCAAATTAATTTAGGTCAGATTGTGGTTCAATCAAAGTTCGGTAATCCTCCTCTGGAAGCATACACATAGCACAAGAAGCAATCTGATAAATGTCTTCTTTTGTAAGACCTTCAAGAGTCATCAAACGATTATCATCAAAACAAATTGAAAAACTATAACCCTCATCAGGGTGAAATGATCCACAAGTTTGTATTGTCATTCCTTAATCCAAAATCCGTCTGCTGTCATCGTATATCCTGCCTCAATCATTTGTGTGTAATTAAGAGGTTGCCCTTCATTGTCAACAACAGGTTGATTTTTAAATTCTACAACAGTTTCTTTCCAAGCAACCTTAAACTTCTCATCAAATTCTTGAAGGAAATACTGCAAAAACTCACTGGTTGCATACATCAGTGCTTCTGCTTTATCAAGTTTATGATTCTCAAGGGCATTAATTGCACTATCCAAAATCTCACGGGCACTACAAACTTTTGTTGTCACCATTTCAAGTTCATTCATTGAGTCCCATACTTTCTTATACTCAACTGTCATTGATTTTCTCCAAATAAAATGTCAATACGATGATCTACTGCTTCAATACTATTCTGCAACTCATAGTTGCAGTTTGTCAACTCAATATTTTCTTCTTCTAATCGTTTAATGTCAACCAAAGCATCCCGATACTTTTCTTCAAGAACTAACACTCGTTTTTGAAGTTCTTCAATCATCATATAAAGATTTGGTTCATAGTTTTCTTTCCCATACCGAGAAATCAAATAATCATAAACGTTTTTCATTTTGGGACTTTGATTTGTTGAAATGGAATATTCAGGGTATCCGCATAAGATACAGGACAATTTTCAGATGACCCGTGGGTGGCAACCCAAGAATTCAGGAGCATTATAGCACAGTTCCTGCGGAAGGCAAATGCTTCTTTTCTTTTATCAAAGGATTCCCAAGATTTTGGAGGAAGTGCGTGAGCATCCACAAGAAGAGAATACTCTTGTCGATTTACAAATTGAAAATAGTTTTCTTTATTTTCTTCTGTTGGATAATTTACAAGATTTTCAATTAGTTCTTGAATCATTTTAGATTTACACACTCGACTTTTTGAACATAATCACGAGGAACAATATGAGTCCTGATTGCATTAAACACAATAAAACAATTCGTAATCAAAATTGAAAGAAACATCAGGAGACGAATGATAGCAATTTTATCTGCTTCCTTATCGTCTTTACCTGATTTCTCTCCAAGGGACTTTGCGATCAATCTCCAAAGAGTATTATGCTTCTTCTTCATTTCTTGGTTGTGTTTGACTGATCTTGTATGTTCCTTTTTTGAGTTTGTATCGTTTGATGTAACTATCGCAGTGCTCCTGACAAACAAAGTAACACTTCTTGCTTTCCTTATTATCCTTATGTTCTAGAGTAACAGGAAATGCTTCGTGAAATGGAGGAGTTGAAATTGAAAGATCTTCTTTTACAACTTTAGGTGGACTTACTGTTTTTTTCTTGACAGTTCGTTTCTTGACTGGTGCAGAAGATTTACGTTTCATTGTTCGGCAAAGAGTTCCTTGTAGTAAGCATTATACCTCACAAAGGAGGTCACTGACGGTTTTCTGTCCAAAGAGTTACAGGACTCAACATACAAGTTGAAATTATACCACGGGGTCGTTTGATCCAGTGCTGGGAACTGACTGTTGCTGATGTAGTTGTTTAAGTGCTTCCAGAACTTCAGGTGTTTCATCCCACTCATAGGTATCTCCGGATTTTGAAATGTAAGTGCGTTTTGTCATAGTTTACCCCCTACTACTGATTTATAAGTGTGTGCGTCATCAAATCCTTCTTGCTTCATTTTTAAGTAAGCACGAGTTGCATTGATACATTCTTGTTCGGTTAAGGAAGTAATAATACCTTTTCCTTCCTTATCAAAGGAATCCCAAGTTCCCCATTTTTTCTGCTCTACACGAAAGCAATCATCAATCCATTCAATTTCACTCATTCTTTTTTTGAAATTCCTTTTCAAGTTCTCTAGCAATTTTAGCATACTCCATCCTCATCATCAAGTTAGTGATGGGATTTTTTGGATGAAGACGTATCATCCAGTATGCTCTTTCAATGTTAATTTTAATCATCTTAAAAACCAAAGTAAGATATTCGCTTACATTTGGATCAAGTATCATCATATATGCTATGACTCCAAATAGTAGGAGTATTATGGAATTAAAAGGAGTCATAGTTTTGTCCTATTGTATGAGGGTATTTAGTCCTCATCTTCTTCAAGATCTATAAGATCGGATAATCTTTTCATTTGGTCCCAATCCATAGGGACAGTTTTAACTTTTCCAGTGGCAACATCGTGAGACATTTGTAGCAAACTATCAAGAAAATGTTTAGGGTAGATTTCATCTTCTAAACTATCCCAGAAGTATAGAATACACTGCTCTAATGGATCATCATTCTTTAGAAGAGCATAACCCTCATAGTTGTTTCCCATTAGGTCTGCCCAGTTTCTGAAAGCATACCAGCAATTATACCATCCCTGAATGAGGCAGGACTGCCAGATATACTCAAACCAAGTCATTTTGACTTTATCGATTTGTGTTCCTAGAAGTGGTTTTGAGAACATTGTTATAAGGGATTGTCATCAAGGTCTTTCAAGTATTCTACCCACCACTGGGGATCTTTGTCAACCCACCAGTCAGGTTCCGGTAACCCTCTTTCAAAGTACCAATCACGAATGGCACCTTTAATGGTTTCACCAATCTCGATCTGCTTCTTCCTTTGCATCAATGTCTTCATATACGTCTGCCATATAGGGTCCGTGGGGTCGTTTTGCATCTTCTTTTACATATTTAACTTCAGAAGCACTTGAGGACAACCATAATGATATTTTAGTTATAATAAAAATAATTGCAAGGGGAAGGAAACATAAAGAAACTAATATTGGGTATTTCATTTAGTCACGTTGCCTCCAATCCTCTGGTCTATCTTGAGTAAAGAAATCAACAATATCATCTACACTTTCAAATCTACGAATCCCTTTTCCTTCGTGCCCTACACCACCAATATCAAGAGCATTTAGAAATCCATCCATAGTATCTTGTGTCATATCAGGATTTTCTGCTTTTCTTCGTGCCTGTCGAAGCATTGTAGCAGCAGAACGATTTGCTTTTGCAAGTTTTTCTGCCCATATCATCTCTTCAAGTTCAACAGATTCTCTGTCGATAATTTTTTTACAAATACCTTCAAGTTTGAGTCGATACTGTGTTGATAGCATAATTTTAATTCTTTTGAATGATAATGGAACAGAAAGGAACTATCGTTCCCGAAGATTAATGTTATTTATTTAACAATTTTCCAGTGCTCATTACCTCCTTTTTGAAGATGAAACTCATACATTCCATTTAGAGATAGTAGATGATAAAGTTTCTCGTCTTCCTCAAGAATTAAACACGAATGAAAGTTATCCATAAGGTCATCAAATCGATGTTTTGCTTGAGGAGTTAGAGGAACTACATTCACAAATTTCTTTTTCATTTTAGAGTTTAGTTGATGGGATCATCCTAGCAGGTTTTAAGTCTTATCACACGAACACTGTTCCACTTTGAGAAGTGGTCTCTCGGTGATCTTGAATGAACTTCTGTGCCTGACGAACAGTGTTCGTTTCTCCAATCTGACTTCCATTAAAGATAATGACAAGTTTCTTTCCCCAAGGCACAGCAGCATAATTATCCTGGGTTATAAATCCCTCTGTTTTATTAGGCATAATATGATCTTCAACGGGAACAAACCTATTCTAATCATATTCTAGGGGTATTGTCAAGAGTTATTTTTTATGTTAGGATCAATATAGTTTGATTTCCTTATATTCTGAATTAAACTTCTCGTTAATATCTTTTTTTATTCTTGCTCTCTCATCATTAGTAATATAAACACTACGAGCAAGTTCTATAAACTCTTGATCGAATCTTTGTTCTTTTTCTAAAAGTCTTAATTTGTCTTCAATCTCCCATAATTTTTCATTTACATCAAGTAAATTTTGCAAATCATCATAATTAAAAACATTATGATTAGTTGCGATTTCTATTAAATGATTTAGTTCCTTACGAACGTATTCATTATCAGTATACTTTGATTTAATTTGGAGAATTGATATCTTATCAATCAATTCTCCAACAGATACTGGAATATCTACTCTCATTTGGGGCAGTTATTTTGAATATGACTTAGAATTACTGCATTCTTACAAGCAACACCTAGACCAAATGAATGCTCTATGTTAAACTTTGGAAGATCTAATTCTTCAAAGAATTTCTTCACTCCATATTCTTTACCATCATAGTTTTCAATTGCGGTGTCGTGGAACAGTATAACTGCCTCATCACTTAGAAACTCACTCCAAGTTTCAAAGTCTTTCTTTACATCTTCATAGTGATGACTTCCATCAATGTGAAGTATATCAATTTTATTATCCCAAGTCTTTGCTATTTCATTAAAATCACCTTTAATAAAAGTGATATTGTCTTGAAGATGTAGTTTTTCACGTTTCATCATCACATATTCATATTTACCTGGAGAATCATTTCCTACAAAGTCATCACCGACAAAATTATCAATACCGTAAACATGACCAATTCTTGGAAGGGCAAAACAGAAAGTGGAAAATCCATAATCAACTCCTAGGTCAACCACAACTTTTGGATTCATAAATCTCACCAACCACTCAGCAAAATTGCGATGTCCAAACCAAGCTGTTGTTGGAGTATCATCAATATTATTTAAGAAAAGTCTATCAATAGAATCAGTTCTTTCTTTGAGTCTTAGAGTTCCTGAATTAAATGCTGTGGCAAAGATAATAATATTCGGATTTCTTACAAGTTTTCCAATTTCAAGCAGATGAGTAAATGCTTTACCCATAGCATCACCACCCATATTCATTGCTTCACTGACGGCATGGAAAGCATAATTTGATGCTTGCTGAATATTTCTTAGTTGAATTAAAGCAATGCTACTCATAATGAATACATCAATTCTTGAAGAATCGAAGTATGCTTTAGAAATATTGAGATACTCTTGGCCAAGTTCTAATGCTTTTTCAAAGTTCTTGACTTCAAAATAATGTTTGAAAATGAACCACAGATAGTAAGTATTGTTTGGATCATTCTTATATTCTCTTTCGCAAATGGAAAGATAGAATAGTTGCTTATCAATATTTGGTTGAACAGTCTTTGTGATTTTAATAGTTGTATCAACAGTAGACTCATTTAGATGATCTTGTGTAGGAATAAACAGTGGAGTTTCGTGAACTGAATTTATCCAGGTATAATTTTTAGTTCTATGAAAACGGACATGCGCTGTATTGGATAGAGTTGGTTCATTTTCACCAACCTTATCATAACGTTCATGATTAAATGCAGTGAATTCACCAGAGATTACATCGAGACCATCTGGGAAAAACTCTTCAACATCCTCATTGAAATCGAGTGAAAATGCCCAATCAGTTTTTACATAAGATAGTGCTTGATTTCTTGCCTTAGAGAAATCAAATTCTTCTCTTGTCTGTGGATGTTCGTAGACTTCAATTCCTGCTTCTTTGAGAAGTTCTACTGTTTTATCTGTGCTTCCAGTATCAACTACAACAGTGTGAGAAAATTTCTTTGAGTTTTCAATAAATTTTTCAACATTCTTTTCTTCATTTTTAGCAATAGCATAAAGCGTCAAATCCATGTTAGTCAGTCCTCCAGGTTTAATATGAAACCAAACTTTTCCAATATTGTCTGGTCGATTATGATAATTTGTAATAAGTAAATTTTTACCTTGAAAGTATTTATTCACTGCTTGAATGACACCATCCCAGCAAGGAACATAATCATCTCCACTGATAATTCCCCCTTGCTTTACTTTTGGATACCATGCAATAATATCTTCAAGAACACTCTCATAATCATGAGAAGCATCTATATGAACAAAGTCTAAACTATTATCTTCAAACTGTTTTGCTGCTTCTATACTTTTTAGTCTTAATGGTATAACATAGTCTGATACTTCACATAATTGAATATTATTTTTGAAATCATCAAACAAAGTTTTACCTTGTAGACTTAATTCTTCTATATGATCTTTATGTTCATCACTTCCTTCCCAAGTATCTACAGCATAAAATTTTACTGTTTTATTTGAGTTCTTGATGATGGAACCCATACACGAAGTAGATCTACCTCTCCATGATCCTACTTCTACCAATGTTCCGTTGTCTGGAACTTTATCAAACCAAAATTTATAAACATCTGGGTAATCAAAAAACCCAGGAATTTCTTTCCAAGTGGTCATAGATACTGTTTCCAATCAATACAAGGTGATAATAAATCTGCTTGACAATGTGTAGAATAACCAGGAATTGCTGATATTAGAACTTTACCTCTTTGTGATAATTCCAAAAACTTATAATGATCTGCTGATGGTTCAACTCCTGTAGAGTATTTAATGTGATACTCAAGATCATTTATAAGAGTTGAATATTTTGTAGCAAATGTATTGGTGGTGGAAGGTGTTGCCATCCAATGAGAAGATTCAGTATGCAAAACTTTTGTTCTGAACTCTGCATAATACTCACCATACTTGTCTCTGTGGTCGTATAAGGTCGCATAAGAGACTGGAAGGGTAAATCCCTCGATTAAGATCTTATCCCACCCTGGACGGTGTACATAGTCATCCTCAAGAAAATAGATAATATCTTCGGAAGAATGATTTTGGGTTTGAATGTAATCTAGAGTCTTAAGAAAACTCTTTGCTTCTCCTCCACAATTTATAGTATAAACATTAGTTTCTTGAGACAAGAAAGTGTCTTCTATTTTTCCGTAATGTTCGTCGTAAATAATTGTATAGGATGTATTTTCTGAATTTAATGTATTCTTAAAATTCTGAAATACTTTTTCTTTATCCCACCAATCTGGCCTTTGTTTTCCTGGTGCCTCTTGTATTTTAGAATAATAACATTGTCTTAAATAAACATGAATTTTTTTCATACTAGATTGCCTGAGATAGAAATTCTATAATCATCACTTGTCGTGAATGGATAAACACAATGAGATAAGTGTGCTGGGAATAATACTATTCTTCTTTCCCAGTCATGATCAACATATAATGTTTCAAGAGTTAGATTACCCAGAATGTTTGGATAGAGAAACTGGAATGCTGATGCTGCTTTATTTTTTGATTCTTTTACGTGTGGTGCATTTAATTCATCTTGTACTTTATACGGAACCTTTAACCAACAAACGAAACTAAATGTTCCTCCGTGATGATGAATTGGATTAAATTCATTTTTCTTCTGAAAATTAACCCAAACATTGCCTTGTTCAAAATGAAAATCTCCATGCTTTCTTAAAAAATTCCAATGCTCTCCATAAGACTTACACATTTCACTCATGAAAGGTTCAAGATATGGAAGAGATTTTGGAAGTCCGTATTGCATTTCTATATTTCCTGCGAGACCATCATTCCACTTTTGATGATTGCTCCAATCAGATTGAATTTCTTCAACCTCACTCATAACTATTTCATATAGTTCGTCTGGAAGAATTCCTGTAGTAACTCCAGGATTTGGTAATGAAATGTGTGTAAAATTCATAGTTTTAATAAATCGTATTTGTTCCACCAGGATTTCCAATCAATAAAAAAGTCTTTGTCCCATTCTGTTTGCATATGAAGAGTTAAAGAAGGAATGGGGGTAAAACAATAGTAACCTCTTTCATAATAGATTCTACAAATACTCTCCATTTCCATTTTTTCACTTACTTCACTAGTTCCCATTTTGTAAAACAAGTCCCAGTTTTGATTAATAATACTTATATGAGTCATCAAAGTAACTGCTGGATGAATATTAGTTCTCCAATACCTATCTTTTCCCACAACAATATTACATTTAACAGCAGTATTTTCTGGATCGTGATATTCAGCAGGTTTATTGAAAGGAAAAATACTAGCAGGCATTCCTAAATTGCAACTAAACTGATTAATTGCATGTATCATTAACTCGATAGAATTTTGTTCATGTAAAAAATCATCTTGAACAAAATAAACCCAATCCTTTCCATGCTCTTTTCCATACTTATAACATTGAAGTATGGATGGCATTATTCCATAGGTTTCAAGATGTGTTAGATTAATCTTGAACTTTGCAATATTAATCATTCGCTGAAGAATATTTAAAAATTCTTGACTTGAATGATCATCAAAAATTTGCAATTCTATTTCATAATCTGGATAATTTTTTTGAGCATAATTAAGACTATCAATTAAAGAAAATATACATCTTGAAGATACTTCTATTTTTGGAGCATTACAATATCTTTGATGTCTATCATCACGGTTTCCTTTTGAATGAGACTGAAGAACTACTAACAAATGAGGTTTCATAAATCAAATTTAGAATAAAGTTTTACATTTTCTTCTCCTATTACATCAATAGGATTTTGTGAAATTTTAGATAGTTTTGGACGAATATCGTGAAGACCTTTTAATCCCCAAGCATCATCTTTTTGCTCTCCACAAGCATTTTCTATTTGATTAAAATTATTACTTTCTGGACTAATTTCTAAAAATTCATAAATCTTATTTAATTCTTCTTGGGGATTAGAAACAAGTTGATTGTATTCAACTAGATAAACCCATTCTGGATATTTTGTGAGACCATAAACCATAGACTCATAAGAGGGAGAAACATAATATCTCCAAATACATTCTGCTCGATTATTATTTGTAATTGGAAGATTCTTTTTTCTCAAGTGATTATCAATAAAATTATTTTCGTGATTGGTTCTTTCTATCAGTGAAATATAAGAAGTAATAACTTCTGGAATAGAACGATAAGTTGCTACAATTTTTGGTTTATTAGAAAGAAACATCTGAACTGTATCAAGGTTCTTTCCCCAAAATCTATGCTTGTCTAGTATTGTTGATTTTGGAATATGATTATAAAAATTAGCAAGGACTGCCTTATAGACATTATATGAGATTGTTTTTCGATCAAAAGTAAATTGTATATCTACTTTATTAAATGACTTTTCAATATCAGTTACTATGTCACCTAGAGGAGAAGTAGGTGAAACATAAATGTCTGAATGTTGATTCAGAAGTGATCCAAGTAATGTAGAACCACTTCTTGGAAGTCCTCCAAGAAAATATAATGTCTTCATAAAATTATTTGATTTGTTTATTATATATTATATTAATAGATCGTTATAATTTACTGCTGCTGTGTGTGAATCTCCACAAGATACTTGTCTCCAATTAGTTCTACCAGCGAATGTTGTGATTGGAGTGGATATACTTGTTGGATTATTATTTCCATTTCCTGTAGTAAATTCATTACCCCAAATCCAAAGGGTTCCATCAGCCTTGATTGCTGCTGTATGAATACCTCCAGAACTCACTTGTTTCCAGTTGTTTCCCCCAGCAAATGTTGTGACTGGAGTAGATCTATTGGTTGTATCTGCATTTCCAAGTTGCCCAGAAGATCCAATCCCCCAAGTCCATAAGGTTCCATCAGTTTTGATTGCTGCAACATTATTAGATCCAACATTTACTTGTTTCCAATTAGTTCCCCCAGCGAATGTTGTGATTGGAGTAGATCTAGTTTGATTGCTTGTTTCTGTGTTACCAAGATATCCTGCACCACCCGCAAATCCCCAAGTCCATAAGGTTCCATCAGTTTTGATTGCTGCCACATGAAAACCTCCAGAACTCACTTGTTTCCAGTTATTTCCCCCAGCAAAGGTGGTAACTGGAGTGGATCTATTGGTTGTATCTGCATTTCCAAGATATCCTCCGGCACCCCAAGTCCATAAGGTTCCATCAGTTTTGATTGCTGATGTAAAATATTGACCACAAGACACTTGTTTCCAATTAGTTCCTCCAGCAAATGTTGTGACTGGAGTACTTTTAGTAGTAGTTAATACTGAATCCCCAAGTTTACCATAAGTTGGGGTTCCCCAAATCCAAAGAGTTCCATCAGTCTTGATTGCTGCTGTGTGTTGAACTGCAGCACTTACTTGTTTCCAATCTGTTCCTCCGGCAAATGTGGTTGCTGGAGTAGACGTATCTACTGATATATTGCCAGTTCCAAGTCTTCCTGAAGAAGATTCCCCCCAAATCCATAAGGTTCCATCAGTTTTGATTGCTGCTATATGTTGGGATCCGGAAATTAATTGTTTCCAGTTTATTCCTCCAGAAAAGGTCGTAACTGGAGTTAATTTGTCAGTAAATGATGCCTCCCCAAGTCGTCCACTAAATGCTTCTCCCCAAGTCCATAAGTTTCCATCACGAAATAAATCTGCAGGAATAAAAACATCATCAAAACTATAATCAACTCCGTTTTGTCTAAAGTTATAAAAGGTGGGCATCTGGAAAACTTGTAAACGACTTTACTCTACAAAAATCACAGGAGTATTCATTTTTTCACTCCATTCTTTTAAATATTGTTTAATTTCACTTTTTATTTCTTTATTATTTATTGCGATTGCTTTTAGATATTGACCGTTCTCATTATTCTCCACAGAAACTAATACACTAGACTTATCAGGTCTCATTTCTTCTGGAAGTAAATACTGACTCCAAGCACATTGATAGTTTCTACAACATTCTGGCCTTGCTTTATGAACTCCACAACCAGTACATTCTAAAAACTTACAAGACTTTCCTGCGCCAAATTCCCATCCAAAAGAATCTCCAATTAACCAAGTGCAGCAAGCAGTGCATTCTCCACATTCACGAAACATAGTCTTCCTCTCTATAAAAATATTTGTAAGGTTCATAATCTTCTGGTTGATATAAGGATTTCATTTTTCCATTTCCAGTACCAATCCAGAATTCACGATCTAATCTAAAATTACTTTCTAAAAAAGTATTATCTAATTGATTTATATAAGAAGCATTTGCCCACCAAAAATTCCCAACAAAATGTTTTGTTCCTACCTTTTCCCAAGTTTGAGTTCCATCACTCCAGGTTGTTGGCCCAAGAATCTTAAGATTACTACCAACAGCATCATAATCATTTAGGTATTCCACACATTCTTTCCACCGATCAATTACAAAATATTCCATCATCAATCTCCAAGATTCTCCATTCATACTTTGATGAGTCAATCCTTTCATGTGAAAATAAAGAACCTTGTAATCTAGATTTTCTTTACAAAAATCTCTTAATGAAATTAAAGTTTCTGTTTCTTCTTTCCAATCTTGATTTCTTTTTATGATTGCATTTCTTGGAACATTGAATAAGTCTTTATCTCCATTTACTCCTAAATGAATATGAGATGCTTGTCTGATTAAACCAGAAGTATATAATCTATGAATTTGTGCTTGATATAAAAAGGCACTTATGCCTAGTTGCGAAACGTGATAAAAAATTGCTAATTTCATGTATTATACACTCCACCATTTTCTCCTCGCATTCCTTTAATCATTGTAAGACCAAGATTGGGAATGCTGATAATATTTTTTTTATTAATAAATCTATAAAGAGAATGTTCTACGTCAGTTCCAGCAGTATATTGAATCATTCTTTCCATATACTTAAATGCCTTTTCAAGTGCCTCTACGATCTCATTGAATAACATTCGATCAAAAGACCACAATCCAGTAACCATTGTTCCTTTTGCACCATAAAGATATGCATATACATTTGCTAGTTCTATCTCATCATAATTTTCAGATTCTTCTGGAAGATATTCATACTTTTTAAGAACATATCTTCCTTCTAAAAACTTACTTTCATAATCTTGAATATTAAAATCATCATTTAGTAAATATCTTCCAGTCATTTTAAAGACTCTTTGACTATCACTGAATAGATTATGCTGCTTAATTGTATACAGAGCATTTAACAATCCTCTGGTTTCCAACAATGATTTTCCGTATGTAATTAACTCTGGTCTTTTTTCAAGATTTTGGTATATCTGCTGAAGAACAGGTTCATTATAAAACTCTAGAAATAAATCACACTTTTCTCTTAAAACTTCTTTGTATTTCTCATCTATTGGATGATAAGAACATTCAAACAAAACAACGTAAGATTTTGGAACTTTTTCACGAATACATTTAATAGTTTCTAATGTTTGATTAAATCTTTGTTCTTCACCATGAGCACTAAAATTTTCTTCTTGAAAATGCTTAAGTGCTGATCCAACTAAAAATAAAAATTTCATAGTAGTCCCCTCTTCCATGCCCATAGTTGATCCTCTATTTGATTCTCTTCTTTATATGAACCTTTTTCAATCTTATCAGTCCACATTTCCAAAAGTCTAATCTTATCATCATCACTGACACAGAATTCATGATTAAACCAATAGTTCATTTTTCCATCTTGCGGAATTAACTTATAAAAACTTTCAACTTTTAATCCATACTTTGCAATATTACGACTTACAATATAATCATCAAGAATATGTTGAGATTCATATCCAAAGTTTTTTTCTAGATCCATTGGATTTATTTGATCTATGAATTGCTCTGGATCCTTATGTGGTTTCCATGCGTGTCTAGTCCAATCACTGAAAATACAAACCCATGTCGTAGCACCGATATTTCTACCATCTCTTCTTACATAATTGTTATGCATAAACCGAAATGGATAGTAATCGTGACGATTAAAGATTACATATTCTTTCGGAAAAAGTTCTGTAAGATCAGGGCAATTTGGATGAACTAAAGCATCAGCATCTAAAAATATTGTCCAATCATAATTTGCTCCAATTTCATACAATTGAAACTTTTCCATATTACACGAAAGATGCGGGAACTTTCTTTCGTTGATAATAACAAAATCAGCACCAATCTTTTCAGCATACTTCCTCATATAAGGATATGTAAACTTAGTGATTTCTTTGTTATAATTAATGTCCAGTGTAACGAGTGCTTTCTTCATAATCTGTGTTAAAACTAATAACGATTCTTTGTTCTTGTTCTTCTTCCGTATAATGAATTAAATCACTTGAAAAAATAACTAGCAGTCCAGAGTAAGGTTTGATCCTTCTATCTATATCAGGAAATATTAGGGGAACTGAATTATCTCCCACAGAAACATAAAATGCTCCACTTAAAATACTTTGCTCATTCTCATTACTATGATTATGTGCTTTTAATTTATTTCCTGGTTCAACAACATTAAACCAACTGTTGATAAATTTAAGGTTTTTATCGTAGCACAGATTGATATGTTGTTTTATAATTTTATTCAATCCTTGCAATTCTGGATACATTAAGACTGGCATTCCAAAATTAAAAGTTGATTTACCTTTTGTAATTAATCCGTGCTCGTTTCCTTGAATTGCAAGTAAAGTCTTTTGAATTGATTTGAGGTTCAAAAATGATAAATTATATTCCTCTACCATTTAAAAACTCCTTGAGTTGTTTTAAAGGTTCTTCCCAGGTTCTTGGTTTCTTTTGCTTGAACAAATGAACATTATCTCCATACCACCAAGATTTTCCTGTTGAACTTGTCCATACATAATATTCCATAATCGGAACAAATACACAGACTTCTTTTCCTTGTGATGCTGCGATGTGAGCAATAGAAGTGCAAGAAGTAATGACTAGATCCATTTGAGATACAATTGAAAATGTATCAGTAAAATCACGACCAGGAATGTTAAAAGTTTTTACATCATAACCTTCTGGTGGTAATTGGTCTGGAAGTTGAAGTGAATATAAAGATGCTGAAGTTTCAGAAAGAATATCAAAAAGTGGTTCTGGTTGAATCGAACGGAAATGTGCCTGCTCAAATCCAGAACCAGAGTTCCAAAATACACCAATCTTATATTTCTGGTCTTCTTGAATATATGAGTATTCAGATTCTTTTTCAGGGAGTGGGTTTAGATAGGGTGTTTGACCTAGATCTTCTACTTTTAGATTGAGATAATAAGGAAGTGCAAGAGCATAAACCCAGCAAGGATCTCCTGAAAATTCTGGATTATCCCAAACAAGTTCAGTTTCAAATCCATTATATCTAAAAATCTTTTGAATATCCTTTCGGGTTGTTGTCCAAATTGGATTCATTCCGAGGTCTTTTAGATGCTTCATAAAACGGACGTGAATTATTTCATCCCCCGCACCACATTGACTGTCTATGATAATACTTCTTTCTTTTTGTGGTGTTCCATCCCATTTTTCAAATGGTGGAAGTTTTCTATTTTTATATGCTTCTACTTCTCCTGCTTTGAGAAAATGTTGAAGTCCTGTATGAATATCATCTTTTCTGAAATAATGCCCAGAAAGATTGTGATATGCCTTACGATCAATTTCAGCAGGTAATGGTTTTTTAATCAGATCAAATAAAAGTTTTTCTGCTTTTTGTTTTTGATTAATTGCAGAATAAGAAAAAGTTTCTTCTAAAAGAAGTTCAGTATCTTGCGGATTTTTTGATTTAATTTTTGAAATTTGAGTTAATGCTTTTTCTGGATAGTTATTTTGATTATAAGCATTAATTAAATTTTTTGTTGTGATGTAGTTTTCTTCAGGAGTTCTTGTGAGTTTAAGTGCTTTCTCCCCATAATGCATAGCATTTGAGAAGTCTTTAATCTCAAAGAAAATCTTTGCCACATCATTATATTGCTCAAAAGTCTCTGCTCTTTTGCCGAATGCTTCTAGAACTTGTGTTGTAAGTTCTTTTTCTTCAAAAGAATATAGTGTTTTTGTGACCAACTCAAGGGGGTTCATAAGAAATATTGAATGTATTTTGATTATTTATTAGAAGTCTACAGACTTTATTGCTACTGAGTGTCTATTTCCAGCACTTACTTGCTTCCAATTATTTCCTCCAGCAAATGTTGTTACTGGAGTGGATTTGCTAGGTGTTTCATTATTTCCAAGAGTTCCAGAAAATCCATTACCCCAAGACCAAAGAGATCCATCAGTTTTGATTGCTAATGTAAATCTATTATCAGCACAACTTACTTGTTTCCAATTATTACCTCCAGCAAATGTGGTAACTGGAGTGGATGTATTGGTTGTTGATGCATTTCCAAGTTGTCCATTATTTCCATTACCCCAAACCCAAAGAGTTCCATCAGTTTTTATTGCTGCCATATGAACTTGCCCACAACTTACTTGTTTCCAGTCAGTTCCCCCAGCAAAGGTGGTAATTGGAGTAGATGAATTACCTGATGTGGGATCTCCATTTCCAAGTTGTCCATTTGTCTTTAATCCCCAAGTCCAAAGAGTTCCATCTGTTTTGATTGCTGCACCAAATAGACTACCTCCACTAATTTGTTTCCAATTAGTTCCCCCAGCAAAAGTAGTGACTGGAGTAGATCTATCAGTTATATCGGCATTTCCAAGTTGTCCACTACTGCCTCTACCCCAACTCCAAAGAGTTCCATCTGTTTTGATTGCATATGTACAATATCCACCACAAGAAACTTGTTTCCAGTCAGTTCCTCCAGCAAATGTGGTGATTGGAGTAGATCTATTTCCTACTATAAGTAGATTTGCAAGTCTTCCATTACTACTACTTCCCCATAACCATAATGTTCCATCAGTTTTGATTGCTGCTGTATGCTCAGAATTTAAAGCAAAGGAACAACTAACTTGTTTCCAATTAGTTCCCCCAGCAAATGTGGTAATTGGAGTGGATATAATAGTAAGAACTGATGATAATGTATTTCCAAGTTGCCCACTAGCAGCAAGTCCCCAAGTCCAAAGAGTTCCATCAGTTTTAATTGCTGCTATTTGATCATCTCCAGCACTTACTTGTTTCCAATCAGTTCCCCCAGCAAATGTGGTGACTGGAGTGGATCTGTTTGGAGTTATATCGTTAGTTCCGAGGTTCCCATCAGAAGAAAGTCCCCAAACCCATAATTCTGGTGGAATACCAATTTGTTGACCGATTTCAGGATAAACGCTCAGTAAATAATCTTTACGGATTAACTTACTTCCTAAGTCAACTCCATTACTATCTTTAAAATTAGTAGTAATATTTTGATTAGAACTCATTTTACTCTTCTATTGGTTGTTCTGATAATTGAGGGTTTTCTCTAATAACGACATTATAAACATCATCAATTGTTGTACAAGCATCAATCTCTTGTAATTTTGCTAACTCCCAATCAAATGCTTCTTGAACTTTTATATCAATTTGAGTAAGAACATATTGCAATTCTTCTGAAGTAATTTGTAACCAAGTATTATCAAATTTAAAATTATGAGGCCCTGGAGATGCAGAAAGTTTTGCAGATAAAAGAATTCTTTCCTCTCTTGAGGTTGAAATTTTTACTGCATTTCCATTCAAATTTATAGAAATCTTAGTATTTTCTTTTTCTCTTCTGAGTGGAGAAACTTCTTGTTTACGAAGTTCTTTAACTTCTTCTAAAGTCTTGTCGGATATTGGATAAGTAAATAAAACCTTAATTGGAATATTATTTTCTTCAATGATTGACCAAGTAAAATTACCAACATTATGGTATCTTGGATCATGATTTGGAATAACTTTTTCTATTGGTATAAGATGAGTTTGGTCATCACTAAAATGAATTGGAAGATCAGAGTAACTTTGAGGAGAAATTCTTTCTTCAATCTCAAGATCTTCCAATTCAGAATTAATCATTCTGACATTGAAACCCATAGGGCCAAGTATTAATGAATTATTGTTGATCAGTGCTATTTCCATTGGTGTTTTTTATCTATTTATGAGAGTGGGAGGTCTGGTGAGATTCCTGATTGTATTGCTGCCGCATGTATTCTTCCAAAAAATACCTGTTTCCAGTTATTGCCCCCTGCAAAGGTAGTTACTGGACTATAAAACCTATTAGAATAATTTTGTTCAAAATTATTTCCAACTTGCCCAAAAGAATTATATCCCCAAGTCCACAATGTTCCGTCAGTTTTAACTGCTATTGTATTACCATAACCAGCACCTACTTGCTTCCAATTAGTAGCATTTCCATCGACTTCTTTAGGAGACCAATTTTGAGGTGTTCCAAGTGCAAGGTCAGTATCATCTTCATTTTGTCCAAAAACATATAATTCATTATTAATTCCATCTCCTCTCAATGCAAAAGAACTTGAATTGTTAGTAAATACCTGCCTCCAATTAGTTCCTCCAGCAAATGTTGTAACTGGCGTACTTATATTTGGATTAGAAATTGATGCATATAAAGTTTTATTTCCAAGAAAACCATATCCATTATAACCCCAAGTCCATAATGTTCCATCAGTTTTAATAGATATTAAATTATTTGATTGTGAGCATACTTGCTTCCAATTAGTTCCTCCAGCAAAGGTGGTGACAGGAGTAGATACATTAGTTAATGATGCATTTCCAAGTTGTCCATAATTTCCACTACCCCAAGTCCATAAGGTTCCATCAGTTTTGATTGCTGCTGTAATAGAATCTCCAGCACTCACTTGTTTCCAATTAGTTCCTCCAGCAAAAGTAGTGACTGGAGTGGATTTATTGGTCGTATCTGCATTTCCAAGATGTCCAGAAGATCCAATACCCCAAACCCAAAGAGTTCCATCAGTTTTGATTGCTGCTGTGTGAACAGCTCCATTACTCACATGTTTCCAGTTGGTTCCTCCAGCAAATGTGGTGACTGGAGTGGATACAACACTATTAACTGTTACGCCATTTCCTAATTGTCCGTTTGTTGTTACTCCCCAAGTCCACAAGGTTCCATCAGTTTTGACTGCTACACCACAGTTAAATTGTGAACTAACTTGCTTCCAATTAGTTCCTCCAGCAAAAGTGGTTGTTGGAGTGAAAACTGCTTTTCTTCTACTTGTGAATCCATTTCCAATTTTTCCAGAATATTCATTTCCCCAAACAAAAAGTTCTTTATTGACTCCATTATCTTTTAGTGCCACAGTATGTTCTCGTCCTGAACTAACTTGTTTCCAATCAGTTCCTCCTGCAAATGTAGTAACTGGAGTAGAACTATTTGCAGTAAGCACGTTTCCAAGTTGCCCTAAAAGTCCATTACCCCAACCCCACAAAGTTCCATCAGTTTTAACAGCCATAGTATGAGCGTATCCACTACTTACTTGTTTCCAATCAGTTCCTCCAGCAAAAGTAGTAATTGGTGTAGATCTATTACCTACTATTAATGTATTTCCCAATCTTCCGTTGGATGTTGTTCCCCAAACCCAAAGAGTTCCATCAGTTTTGATTGCTGCTGTATGTCTGTTTCCGCTACTTACTTGTTTCCAATTAGTTCCTCCAGCAAATGTTGTAACTGGAGTAGATCTAGTACCTGTTATTAATGCATTTCCAAGTGACCCATAAGACATTCTTCCCCAAACCCAAAGAGTTCCATCAGTTTTGATTGCTGCTGTATGAAAACCTCCAGCACTTACCTGTTTCCAGTCGGTTCCTCCAGCAAATGTGGTAAGGGGAGTTGAAGTAACTGATAAATTATTTACAGCATTTCCAAGTTGTGAATTAGTGCCCAATCCCCAAGTCCATAAAGTTCCATCAGTTTTGATTGCTGCAATATGAAACCTTCCGGAACTTGTTTGTTTCCAGTTGGTTCCTCCGGCAAATGTGGTGATTGGAGTAGATCTATCGGTTGTATCTGCATTTCCAAGTAATCCAAAACGTCCATCTCCCCAAGTCCAAAGAGTACCATCAGTTTTGATTGCTGAATTGGTAGCAAAATTATCAAAAGTACTAGTTATTGAAACAGAAGATGATACTTGTTTCCAGTTAGTTCCTCCAGCGAATGTTGTAATTGGAGTAGAAATAGCACTTGTGGTAGTCAATCCATTTCCAAGTCTACCATTTTTTCCATTTCCCCAAACCCAAAGAGTTCCATCAGTTTTGATTGCTATAGTATGTTCATTGCTTGCACTTAAAGTGTAAAGATCTTCTGGTTCTGCAGTTAAAGTATCTGCCCAATTAGTTCCTCCAGCAAAGGTGGTGACTGGAGTAAATGGTATATTAGAAGTAAAAAATCCAAGTTGAGAATTGCTATTATTTCCAAATGCCCATAAAGTTCCGTCAGTTTTTATTGCTAAAGTTGATGAAATAGAAGAATGCACTTGTTTCCAATTAGTTCCTCCGGCAAATGTTGTAACTGGAGTATAAATTACAGTTGTAGGTGTAGAATTGGTTCCTAGTTTTTCTCCAAACCCCCAAGTCCATAAAGTTCCATCAGTTTTGATTGCTGATCCACTAGATATTGTATAAAGATCTTCTGGTTCTGTAGTTAAAGTATCTGCCCAATTAGTTCCTCCAGCAAAGGTGGTGACTGGAGTATATCTTATTCTTAGTGGACCATTCCCTAATTGACCATATACAGAATTTCCCCAAGACCACAAAGTACCATTGGTTTTAATTCCTAACATGTGATTTGCACCACATACAACTTGCTTCCAATCAGTTCCTCCTACAAATGTAGTAACTGGAGTAGATGTAGGTTCACCATTATTATTTCCAAGAGATCCATCTGGATTAAATCCATTAAATCCCCAAGTCCATAAAGTACCATCTGTTTTAACTGCAGCAGTGTTTCCTCTTCCAGCACTTACTTGTTTCCAATCAGTTCCTCCAGCAAAAGTAGTGATTGGCGTATATGCATCTACATCAGTAGTTCCATTTCCAAGTTCTCCTGAAAATGCAGCTCCCCAAGTCCAAAGAGTTCCATCTGTTTTAATTGCAGCGACATGAAAAAAACCACCTTCAACTTGTTTCCAATTGTTTCCTCCAGCAAAAGTAGTGACTGGTGTGGATCTATTTCCATTAACTGTATCATTAATTCCAATGTTAATATTATCTCCCCAACACCACAAACTTCCATCAGTTTTGATTGCAAAGGTAGAAAATCCAGACAATGCTATTTGTCTCCAGTCATTCCCTCCAGCAAATGTAGTAATTGGAGTTGATCTGACAGCCGGAGAAGATGTTATTCCATGTCCAAGTTGTCCATTAAATCCATAACCCCACATCCATAAGGTTCCATCAGTTTTAATACCTCCAGAATGACCATTCCCTAAAGAAATTTGTTTCCAGTTACTTCCTCCAGAAAAAGTGGTAACTGGAGTAATTACAGATGTTACTGCAGTATTATTACCAATTTCTCCACCATATCCTTGATGTCCCCATAACCACAATTGATCTCCAATATACTGATCAATTAACCAGTATTCGGTTACAAAATAATTTTCTAAGTCTCCTTCTGGGGATAAAAACTGATTAGGCATTTACTTTCCTCCAGCAATTTCTTTGATTGCTTCAATTAATACAGCAATTAAGTTTCCGTAAGAAACTGTTTTTAATCCTTTATCATTTGTGGTAACAACTTCTGGAAGTATCTTTTCCATTTCTTGAGCAATGACACCAATAGATGACTGATTATGGCCGTCCTTCCAATCATATTTAACACCATTCATTTGCATTACAAGTTCAAGAGCATTTTCAATTGGTCTAATGTTAGTTTTCTGTGATTCATCAGATAGTGAATTGAATACAGTTGCAGATAAAGTTCCAGAGGAAGGATTATAAGTTAATTTATTTTCTGAAACTTTTAACTCAGAAAAGACCCCAGAAGTTACAGTAGAATATCCAACATAATAAGTTTCATTAGTTGATTCATCATTTACTACAGTTAAAGAAGCAGAACTCCCTTGAGTTCCTTGGATTCCTTGATTTGATAATCCCTGCAATCCCTGTAATCCTTGTCTTCCTTGAACACCTTGAGAACCCTGAACACCCTGATCTCCTTGTGCTCCAACTCCACCAAAGGTTCCTTGTGATCCTTGAATTCCTTGTCTTCCTTGAGTTCCTTGAACCCCTTGGTCTCCTTGTGCTCCAACTCCACCAAAAGTTCCTTGGGATCCTTGAATTCCTTGTCTTCCTTGAGAACCCTGAACACCCTGATCTCCTTGTGCTCCAACTCCACCAAAGGTTCCTTGTGATCCTTGAATTCCTTGTCTTCCTTGAGTTCCTTGGACTCCTTGATTACCTTGATTACCTTGCAATCCTTGAGTTCCCTGAGGACCACTTATATTTCCTATATTAATCCAATTACCACTTCCAACATATACCCAAAGGTCATTTAATGCATCATCAAGAACAGCATTACCAAGTTCTGCAGATGGGAAAGCAGCATTTAAAGTAGTTTCTGGATCATTAGGAGGTGCTACATTTACATCAGGAACGGATCCAATAATAATAGTTGCTTGTCCATTAGCACCTTGAACCCCTTGAAGTCCCTGTCTTCCTTGATTTCCTTGAGTTCCTTGAATTCCTTGAACACCTTGATCCCCTTGTAAACCAACGGCACCAAAAAGACCTTGAACACCTTGAACACCTTGAACACCTTGATTTCCTTGATTTCCTTGATTGCCTTGTAATCCTTGATTTCCTTGAACTCCTTGGTTTCCTTGATTGCCTTGAATTCCTTGGTTACTTAATCCTTGAACACCCTGATTTCCTTGAACTCCTTGGTTTCCTTGGGTTCCTTGTATACCTTGATCCCCTTGTAAACCAACGGCACCAAAAAGACCTTGAACACCTTGAACACCTTGATTGCCTTGATTACCTTGAACTCCTTGATTACTTAAACCTTGAAGACCTTGAACCCCTTGGTTTCCTTGATTACCCTGGTTTCCTTGAAGACCCTGATTACCTTGATTACCTTGAACACCTTGATTGCCTTGGTTTCCCTGGAGTCCTTGATTACCTTGGAGTCCTTGATTACCTTGAACACCTTGGTTTCCTTGATTGCCTTGAACACCTTGGTTGCTTAATCCCTGAAGACCTTGATTTCCTTGAACCCCTTGAGATCCTTGATCTCCCTGAATACCTTGGGATCCTTGTAAACCAACTGCTCCAAAAGTTCCTTGGTTTCCTTGATTACCTTGCAAACCTTGGTTACCTTGATTACCTTGGACTCCTTGATTACTTAAACCTTGAAGTCCTTGATTGCCTTGATTCCCTTGAAGTCCCTGGTTTCCTTGGACACCTTGGTTTCCTTGATTGCCCTGTAAACCTTGGTTTCCTTGATTTCCTTGGACCCCTTGATTGCCTTGATTTCCTTGTAATCCTTGGGTTCCCTGAGGACCACTTATATTTCCAATGTTGGTCCAATTGCCACTTCCAAGATAAACCCAAAGATCATTTAATGCATCATCTAAGACTGCATTGCCAAGTTCTGCAGATGGGAAAGCAGTGTTTAAAGTAGTTTCTGGATCATTAGGAGGCGCTACATTTACATCAGGAACGGATCCAATAATAATAGTTGCTTGCCCAGTAGTTCCCTGAGTACCTTGAACACCAAAAGGACCTTGATTTCCTTGATTACCTTGAACACCTTGATTACTTAAACCTTGAAGACCTTGAACACCCTGAACACCTTGGTCTCCCTGAACACCTTGATTACCTTGAACACCTTGATTACTTAAACCTTGTAATCCTTGAACTCCTTGATCACCTTGTAATCCTTGAACACCCTGAACACCTTGGTCTCCCTGAAGACCTTGATTACCTTGTAATCCTTGGTTGCCTTGCAATCCTTGGTTGCCTTGAACACCCTGGTTTCCTTGATGTCCCTGAAGACCCTGATTACCTTGTAGACCTTGATTACCTTGTAATCCTTGGACTCCCTGGTTACCTTGTAGACCCTGAATACCTTGCGTTACAACATCTCTAGATGGAACCCAGAATCTTTCTCCCTCATACCCATCAGCAGCAATTAGAACATAATGCTCTACTGGAACTTTAATAGGACTTTCTGGAGTTCCTGGTGTAAAAGGATTAGTTCCAACAGAAGAAACACCAACATTAGGATCACCTAAATCAGGTTCTGCCTGTTCCAATCCAAGGAATTCATATCTATCAGATGTAATTCCTGATTGAGGTAATCTTTGTACTCTTCCTGTTGTATATTTCTTAGTCATTTACTTTACTGTTTTGCAGTTTCTAAAACGCTTAAAATTAATTCTAATGTATTATTTTCATCAGCTTGCATTTTTATTACATCATTAGTTTCTAATGCCAATCTTCCATCAGGAATTAAGTTCAATCCATCATAAGGGGGGATGGAAATTTCATTTGCAAACTTAAAATCAGCACGAGGTTCAACTGATCTTGAATGAACTGCAGTAACTTTATATGTTCCCTCAGAACTTCCAGTTGAAACATTAGTAACTTGGGAAAGTATTACAATAGATGCAACACCAATCGGACAAGTATAGATTCCTACCATTTCAGTAGTTAATCCTACTCTTATTGTTCTAAATTTATTTAATGCAATTTTTGCCATTTTACTTACTTATTCCTAGAATTAATGGTGTTACTGTATTTAACAAACTTTGGCTAAATGCCCTACCACTAATAGTTCCAGTAATCTGGTTAATAACAATGTCATCTCCAATTTTAAAGTTGCCTGCCTGATCAGTACTGGTATAAACAACTTCACCACCATTGAGTTTTACAACCTCATTTTCTGGAATTAGTACACCACCCAAAGCAGGTTTTGCGGTGTTGATGTTATTTCCAGTTCCAACCCATTCAAATGAGTGAGAAGAAGTGATTTGTAAACTTAAACGACTAAAGTAAACAGTTGTTCCTGCACTTACTGTATTATTTAGATTCTGTTGAAGAACGATTGTAGAAATACCGGCAACAGGTAGTGTCGCACTTTCGATTGTATAATATGTTGGGTATATTGTAGTATGAGCAGTTGCTTGAACTGCATTTGGTCCAGGTGGTGGGGGAGCAATTGTAACTGAAGGTGCAGTTCTATACTGACTTCCTGTTGCAATTACATCAATAGAAACAACTTTTCCATCAACAATATTTGGTGATGCTTCCGCACGAATTCCAAATGCATCTTCTGGAGGTGCTTCTATTGTTACAAGTGGAGGATTAAGTTCAGAATATCCACTACCAACATTATCCATTTCAATTGTCTGAACAATATAGAATAGTTCTCCAAAGTATAGTGCCTGACCATCATAAGGACGATAAGAACCTATACCTGATACTATGACCGTATCTTGTTCGACAGGAGCATTTTGTTCTACTACACCAGTATATCTGTAGATTGATTTTGAAGTTCTATCACCAACACCATCAGCAACAAGTCCAAGTCTTCCGAAAGAAGAGTTGGAGTTTGTAAGGTCGCATTGTCCACCAGATGCAGTAAAGATTGCAATGTCATTACAAATTGTGAAGATAGAAACTAACTGAGAATATGCACCATTAGTAATGGAAACACCAATTCCCCCCTGATTATACTGAGTATAAGAGTCAACACTCATAGAACCAGTAACACCAATATCTACTTGGTCTCCAGGTTCTGCTTCAAATCCATCAACTTTCATTCCAATACTATTGGGAACAAAGTTAGTGCAGTTTCTCACATAAGGACCTTGTGTAATTGGTCCGACTCCTGGAGAATAAGGTGGTTTTACATAACCTCCTTGAACATATTCGTGAGGTATTGTTGAAGGTCCAACTCTAACCACAAATGTTGTTCCTGCACCTATAACATCAGTAACTCTGAATTTATAACCTTCACTTCCAGTTGGATATATTGTAGTTGTTCCTGCACCACTTGTGCAACTAAATTCCAAATCTCTAATAGTGACTACATCATTAACTCTTACATAAGCACCAGGAGCAGTAATGGTGGTAATTCCAGTTGTATGATCATAAATTGCATCATCAATAGCAACTGAACGATCTACAACATATCCTGTTCCAAAAACATATTCACGAACAATTGTTGATATTCCAGTATTAATAACAACTGAACCATCTTCATTTACTCTATCAATATAATAATTGTATCCGAATTGATCATTAGTATAAGATTCTATAAAGATTGAATCAGAAAAGAAAATATAAAAAAGATCTCTTACTTCAATTAAATCTCCTTTTTTAGCGTTTAATGGAGATGCTGTTGTAATAGTTATTTCTCCATTTTGTGGATTATAAGGAGCATCAATAATTTCTACTTTTCCTTCAAATCCAACCCCACTATTTCCAGGATAAGAAGTTGTGATTCCAGATTCTGATCCAAGTCCAACGATTGTAGTAACAACTCCAACACAAGACCTTATTGCAGAAATTACATTTGAACATCCGTTAATTGCATTATTAAATCCAGTTTCAAAATCTGGCTGCATTCCCAAATCTTTTACTTGATAAAATTCATTTTGGAAACTTGTGTATTTTTGAACAGTTCCTCCAGAAACATAATTGTGAGGTAGTGTTGATTGTCCTACAACGACTTCAAAGTTATCGTCATCTATTACATCTAAAACATTAAATACATATCCATAAGCACCAGTTGGATAAGTTAGTGTAAGAACTCCACCATCAGAAGGACAAGTAAATCCTAATCCAACAATTTTTACTGCATCATTTTGATTTAAATTATGATTTTCTGCGGTAATCGTTACAATACCTGTAACATTATCATACTCAGCAAATGTTACATCAGTAGCAACTCCTACAGGATAACCTCCCCAAGTGCAGTTATTAACTACTGAACGAGCAACATTAAAAGAATAATCTAATGTTGCAATTGTTTGCTCGACTTCTCCAGGATTTTTTAGAATTTCTGGAATTAAATTCCAATTTTCATCATAATAAGTTTCTCCTGCCATCACACAACGAGAATTTCCACCTCTTGTAATATCAAAACAAATTGCTCTCCAAATATCTTTTACATCATCTGCACAGTCTTGACTCTCAAGAGTAACTCCAAATTCAATTGCTGGTGCTTGTTCAGTCCCTAATCCAACAATACTTGTAACAATTCCAGAAAGAGTTTCAATTCTTACAATTGTATCTCCACATCCACCAGGAACTAGAATTGGAGAATAACTACTAGTATCTTGACTTAAAGAAGTATATTGATCTGGATAAGACTCATTATTAATAACGTAAGTTACAATACCAACTGCGTGTTGAATCGCATCTACAGTTGCTTCACGAACACTATAACCATTTACATCAGTTCCTGTAATATGTTGTAGTGCTCCCGCATTATCATAATAAGATAATCCAGCACCGACAGATTTCTTATTACTTCCTGCTTTTAAGTCATAAGAAATTGAGCGAAGAATATCTTTAATATCATCCTCACAATCTTCAGGAACAGTGGGAACTACAAATGCAGGAGACTTGTAATCTGTAGAAGTAAGGAATCCAATTGTTTCTGATGCAATATAATCAAGATTTAAGTCTATAAGTCTAGCAGCATCTTGTTCTCTATGACTTCCAGCAAAACCACTGAATCCACTTGTTAAGAAACCAACTGCTTCTTTTGCAATATAATCAAGATTCAAACGAAGCATTCTTGCTCCATCAAAAAATCTATCAACCTGAACACCTTCAAGGGGTTCAAATGATACAATAGCAGCACCATTAGTCATTTCAGGACCAATGAAACTTATATCAGTAATATGACAACCATTGTTTACATAAAATAAATCTAGATCAGGGAATCTTGGAGTGACTACACAGTTTCTTAATTCTGTTCCTTCTACGGAAACTGTTTTCTTTAAAACTATGGGATTATCTTCTACATAAACTCCAGGATAAACTTTAATAGTATCACCAAAGTTTGCTATTTGTGCTGCTGCTTTAATTGTTCTTTTTGAATGATTTTCAGTTAATCCAGTATTATTATCATCACCATTTTGAGTGACGAAGATTGTTTTCCCAGTAGGTTTATATGCGTCTATTGTAACTATACCTTTTCCTGGATTTTGAGTAGCATCAATTTGAATGCCTATTCCAGGAACAATTTGAGTTACAATACCTACAAGATTTACACCATCACCAAAGTATTCAATGGCAGTTACATCACCAGAAACAGTTACATCATCTCCAAATGTTCCAGTGGATCCAACATCTAAAGTACTGCCAACTACAAGTTCCTGTCCAATATCGGCAGAACCAGAAGCATTTATATTTCCATCTATACCGACACCACCTTCAACTACAAGAGATCCAGTGCTTACTGAAGTAGACTCTGTAGTATTTGTGAAATTAACTAGTCCTGTTGCGGTTAAAGGACCATCAAATGTTCCACCACCTACAACATCTAAGGTTCTTTGGGGATCGGTGGTTCCAATACCAACTCTATCCCTAACACCATCAGCATAAATTAGATTTTCATCAACTTCAAGACCATTTTTTACGACGAAATTTTTGTTTATGCCCATTTTTTTAAAGGTTCACTATCCCCTTTTTTTATTATTTAGAATAGTTATATTTTTATGCTCTAAATGTTAAATTCAAACTAGTAGAATGTCTAGTATTGCTTCCAAAAATTAAATATTTCCAAGTCGTATCAGGATTACCATTTCTTCTTATAACATTTGCATTTGGATCGGAATTAACATCTCCCATATTATCTAATATAGTTGAGGATCTATATCTAACAATAACAACTCCAGTTCCACCTACCCCGGCACCATTTATTCCTTCAAACCCATTAGCAGCATATCTAGATCCTCCACCTCCACCTCCTCCAGTTCTGTTATATCCATCTCGATTTAATTGAGAATCTTCTGAAATAGGATTTGTTCCATCACCTCCACCATTTCTTCCTGGATTTTGAGTTGCTGTATCAGTAACTGAACTTCCACCTCCACCACCTCCTCCAAATCCATCAACTGCTTTTATTCGGTTAGATTCACTTCTTACATTAAAACTAGCACCATTAAGAAATCCAACACCAATCCCAGCACCTCCGTCACCTGAAGAATCTGGTTCTGGCCTACCAGCAGTAAACCAACCTCTTCCACCTACACCAGTAGTACCTCCTCCACCCCCAGCTTCTGAACTATTAGCTCTCACAAACACTGCACCACCTCCACGATTTCCAATACAAGTATCTCCAGCTTGACAAGTATTTCCATTAACTGCTAATCCATACCTATTGTCTGGTTCATCAACCCTAGCATTTCCTTGTCCTCCACCATTTCCACCATTTCTACCTCTGCGATCATTCGCATTAGTTTTAGAACCACCTCCACCACCTCCACCACCTAAGGAGAGATATGTCACATTATTATGAGTAAAAGAACTACTTTTCCCATCTTGTCCTGGTCTACCATCTTGAATAACTCCATCAACACCTCCAACTGTAATGGCATAATCTACTCCAGGTATTACAAATAAATTATTTACAATTTGTGCAAATCCACCACCACCTCCACCACCACAATTTCCATTATCATTACCATCAGGGGTTCCTCCTCCACCACCAGAACCAACAATAAGAACATCAATAAAATAGCCAGCACTAACACCTCTAAAATCTGAATATGCTATAGAATTAGGTGCTGCTGGTAGAGTGTAAAGAGCACCATCTTTTGATGCTCTTTGTCCTCTATACTCACTAAGTTTCATAGGTCTTCCACCATCAATAGAATCGGGAAACTCCTTATCAATATCATCTCCACTTAATTCTCCATCAATTGGTAATGCCATTGAATTAACCTCCTAATTCTTGAATTCTTTTTTCTAATGATCCAATTTTTTGATTTTGCTCTTTAATTGCTTCAATTAAAAGTGGGACAAGTTTTTCATATTGAACTGTTAGATAATCAGAATTTACTGGTGCTGACTTAACTGCCTCTGGAAGAATTTCTTGAACATCTTGAGCAGAAACTCCAACGTGAAAACCTTGTTTATGAATTCCTACTTCTTTTGCAAGTTCATTAAATTCATATGTAAATCCATTCAACTTGCAAACTTTATCTAATGCATTTTCAATGGGTTCAATATTTGTTTTGAGTCTAATGTCAGAAACGAATGCAACAATATCTCCAGTTGCATTAACAACACCTGCTTCAAGGTATATATCATCATTTGAATCATTAAGATTTGCAATATGCAATCTAGTATTTTCTCCAGATTCTACATAATAACGAATAAATGCTTCATCCCCACCACCTCCACCGGGATTTGTGGGCCAATATATTCCTCTATCTGAAGCATTTCCTACTGAAGGAGTAATAGCACCTGAAAATGTTTTAGTTCCTCCTATAGTTTGATTCCCAGTAGTTCTTACTACAGTAGTATCAACCTGAATAGAATCAGCATTAACTTGAATTCCACCACCTTGAGCACCAACAATATCTAATTCTACACTTTGTCCATTTAAAGATCCTCCTCCACTCAATCCATCACCAGCAGTTACACTTCTATCTAAATTAGAAGCAAGAGATGCAGTTCCACTTAAGTTGGTGTTTAATGTATTAGTGCTTGGATTATAAGTAATGCCTGCATCAGTATATAAAGATTCATTCGTTGCAGTGGCATTATCAGAGTCTACAAAAATTAAGAAGTGATTTGCATCGGTTGATCTAGTTTGAGTCTTAATTAAATCAGCACTTGTTGCATTACCACTCAAATTAGTAGTTAATACATTCGTGCTTGGATTATAAGTAATGCCTGCATCAGTATATAAAGATTCATTCGTTGCAGTAGCATTATTAGAATCTACGAAAGTTAACCAATGAGTTGCATCAGTTGCTCTAGATTGGGTCTTAATTAAATCAGCACTTGTTGCATTACCAAATAAATTACCAGTTACGTTTCCAGTCACATTTCCAGTTAGATCGCCAGTTAATCCTCCAGGAGTGACAATTGATCCAGATAAAATTAAATTACCAGTTCCATCTAAAGAAGCAATTTCAGTTTGCCCTGCATACCACTTAAAGAATAATGATGGTGTATTACTTGGAATAGAATTCCATAGAGAGTTGCCAGTAACTCCAGTAGCATAATCTACATTAGTTCCATTCAAAGTTTCTTCATAAACAAATCTAGAACCAACACTTCGGGTTGTAAATGTTGGGGTATTCTTTCCTAATTCATTTCTAAAGTTAATAATATCAATTGGATTTCTGAAAATAATAGTTGCAAATCCAACAGTTGTATCTAATGCAATATCAACATCAATACCAAATCCATCAGGGTCTCCAATAAATTTAATTTGGTCTACAATTCCCTCAAAAACATTTGGTCCATTTTCAACTCCAGAGTAAATATAAACTAAGGTTCCAAGATCACCAACATAACCCCACGTTCTCCAACGATCACTCGTAGTATAAACCCATCCAATGTTTTCCCCTTCATTTGGAGAAGCACGATAGATTATATCACCGTAATTTCCTGCAACAGTGGGAATGTCGGAAGAAATTGAATATCTTCTAGAAATTTCTAGATCACCTTGTAGGAATATAGATGGTGCTTCAATCCCTTCTGGGGAATAAGAAGTTAACTTCTCATTTAAAATAACAGGTCCATTAAATTCAGAGGTTACATCATTATTTTTTCCTCCGCCAATTCTGATAGATCTATCAACTACAACATCATTTGTTTTTACTATCTCATTAGTAATGTTTTCATCACCAGTGAAGGTTTGAATTGGGGTATCAAAGATTTCTTCCTTTCCTGTAGCAGAAGTCGTCTTTTTATTTCCTGCGTAGAAATCTCCAGAATCATCAGTTCCAGAATAGTAAACAACACCACCGTTATACTTTGATGCTTGTGAAAGTATCTTTTCAGATTCTGATAGTTTTCTATCTTGCTTTTCTGGGAAGGCAGTTGAATAATTACCTGGACCAAATCCAACATATTCAAAAGTATGTCCAGAAGCACGAATGATTGTGTTTCTTCTAAACTCAACTGGAATTGGTTTGATTCTTTGAATTACGGAACCAACTGGATGAGTTTTTCTAATTGATGCAAACTGTGCTCTATAAACCTCAACGTTATCATTTATGATAGGAGATCTGACTCTCATCACTTCTCCATTTACGATAAAGTAATCTCCTATCTTAAGTCCACTACTTGCAGCATTAGTAATAACAATTGGAATACTTGCATCATTTGCAGTAGATAAGTATTGAACACTGTTTGATAAAACAAGTTTATCATAAATGTATCTACCTCTATCAGATCCTCTTTGAGAGGTATTATATCCGTATGGATATAATCTTCTTGTTCCTGCAGTTGATGGTGTTGTAGTTGAAGTTCCAATTCCTACAACTTCAAATGAAGTTGATGAAATTACCCTGCTGACAGAAACATCTTTATTATAAAGAGATTGTGTAAATCCATCAAGTTTAACCTTTTGATTAAAACTTAAATCGTGAGCAGATGATGTAGTAACAGTTGCAATTCCAAATGCTCTATCATAAGTAAATGCTGAAATGCTCAAAGATTTACCAGTTATAACAGCAATTGAATTTTGTGTTGTAAATGTAGTGCTAAAATTAGTAACTATTCCAGCGGAGGCAACAACTATTCTGTTGTTTGCCGGAATAGATGTAATTCTATAAAGATTATTATATCCTGTACTAACTCCAGTATAACCAGAAAGACTAATAACATCACCAACATTATTACTAATGGTTGATACAGTTACTGTTGCGGGAACAAATCCTGTAGTAGTTCCAATTCCAACAGGAGGTATTAGAGATAAAGTATTTCCAACAACATATCTACTACCTCCATCCATAATCTGGACAGATTCAACATTACCAGTAGCATTAACATCAATTGATACTCTTGCATTTACACCAGTTGTAGTTCCTTGTAAATTAACTCCATAATAAGTACCAGGAACATAACTTGATCCAGTGCTTACAATAGAAAGTGAAGTAATTTCAGAAAGACCGTGATCTATAGTAGTATAGATTGTATGAGAAGTTCCAACTGAATTTGAAACAATTGCTGTTACACCAAAACCAATATTAAAATCATCAAAGAATTTATTTAAAGTTTCTTTTGTAATACTGCTTTCAGGACTATCAGTAGTGACTTCTCCAATTGTATCTAACTTAGCAAATGATACTGCTTCTTTAGGATCTGCAATTGGATTGTCTCTATCTATTTGAGGATAAAGTCTTTTAATTGGTTGAGATAATTTAATATTTGTAAATGGTGCAGCAATAGGAGAAACTGAATTATTTAAAATAGTTAATTCATAAATTCCATCTTGCTTTTCTGGAATATAATCTTGAACTGTTTCAATTTTATATAACTTATATGTGTTAACAGTTTCTTTTGGTTGGAAGTATGGAAGATCTAAATTACGAATAGAAGTATCATTAGAAAATGCTCCTGGATTATTTGCAAGATCGTATACAAATTGCTTTGAATTAATAATTCTCTTTACGGAATAAGTTCCATTATATTCATTTGGTATTACATTTCTTATTCTTACTTCTGTTCCAACATTTAAATCATGATCTAATTCGCAAGTAACTGTTGCCTCGTTTAAAGTCCAAGTTATTGTAGAAATATATTTTGGACTTCTTAGATCATTTACACTCTGTAGTGAATCGTCTTCAAATCCAAAATAAGTATCAATTTCATTTTCTCCAAGTAATGTCTTATTACTCTTTTGCAATACATATCCATCAAGAGGAGGTCTTGCAATAATAGAAGAGTCTTTTGGAATGACATACTCAAATTTATAAATTGTGTCATCTATGTTTCTTCTATCTGGTGTTCTTTGAATGTAAGTTCTATTAGTTGTCGGAACACCATCCTTAGATAAAACATAATCATATAAAGTGCTATTTGGAGCAACTGTAATATACCAGTTAGATCTAACTGAATCCCACTGAACAGGGTGTCCAATTTCACCAGCATTTTTGTCAGAAACTCTACTGACAACTTTTAGTCTTCCTCCTTTTGTGTTTATATCAATAGCAAGACCATTTAAGGCAGAATCAAAAGTATCTGCTATTTTAATTTGATTATTTCCACCTGTAGTAACATCAATAGCATAGTATATTTTGTCTTCTATTCCATCAGGCAAATAACCATTATCAGAGATAATTCTTATTTTTTCTCCGGTTTCAAAATTGTCTGTTTGAGTGAAGTTTATAATTGATGAAAAAATATTATTTTCAGTATCCCCATTTATTCTATCAACATTAAAAGATTTTTCGTAAGAGTTATTAGTATTTGGTATTAAAACTCTTGCTGTTGTATCTTCAAGATAAAGAATTTCGTTTTTTGCAGCACCGATTCTATATCCATCCAGTAATATTCTTGGAGGGTGATTAATGTCATTTTCATCATATAAGTAAAGTTTATCTGTTGTCGCTGCTCCCGCTGCTCCAGCAATCGTTAAAGCAACATCAATAGAATTAAATTCAATTGTAATATCATTAGATTCAATGTCTCTTGGAGGTATGATTTTAGTAATAAATCCTACGTCATCTCTAGGAAATGCTTCTCTACTAAATCCCTCAGATACTAATGCCTTAGCACCAAAGTTTGAGTTTGAGTTGGTAATTGAATAATCACCACCACTTTCTGCAAGGAATTGATTTGCAAATCCAATTGCGAAAATACTTACAAGTTGACAGAAACCACCTTCAGATACTTTTATATGATAGTTTTCATATTCAGGTTTAAATCTTGCTCTTGAATTCTTATAGAGATTTGGAACTGCAACAGAATCTCGATAAGCACCAATATTCTTATCATATAATACAAAAGCATTATCATCTTTTTGGATGCCAATTCCAGTGAATTGAGCAACAACCATACTCTTAAATCCATCTGCTTTGCTTCCATCTGCGTGAAGACCGCACATTCCATAAACAGATCTTAATGATACGTTAAAGACATATGGAGAAGCAGATGATACAGTATCGGTTACAATACTGAAGTTTGCTCCAAATACTTGAGGAGCAGCAACTTGAGGTAAAATTTTAGATCTATATTGTAGTTGATTAGTTCCCAGAACTCTGAACACTACAAACTGACCATCATATCCTTCTACATCAACACCAGAAACTTGAATTGGAGTATCAACACTAATTCCTTCAAGAGGTTCTGTAGTTGTAACTGTAATTGTAGTTGTAGGAGTAAATCCATTTCCTGCTCTGATTTCAGATATTTGGAAATCTTTTCCTCTTGAACCTACAATTCTAAATTCATCTACAACTGGTTGAATATCTACAGCAGCACCTGTTGAATAAACAACATCATCAATTGGTCTACCAGATGAATCTCCATATACTAATGAGATCTTTTCATAATACATTTCAAGATCAGTTCTTGAAGTTGTTATATTATTAACAACATCATTAATTACAACATTATTAACTCCATCAGCATACTCAAAACAAGTTAATTTATGGTGTGAAAAAGTTGGTGTTTCTCTTAATGAAGTATAATCCTTATAAGCAATTCCATTTGGATCTGCATCAAGAATAGAAAATCCATATAAAAATGATGCACCAGTAAGTCTGAATATAGCAGATCTTTCTATATTATTATTGGTTGGATCTGGAACATATAAGGGTCTTATGACAGTTTTTCTAAGATCTTTTGCAACAATACTTACACCACGAGGAAGAATTAATCCTCCGTGAACTGAATTCAATTTGTAGAGATCGTTAGTTGGTGATGTTAAATCATATACAGTTTCTAAAGACCATTGATTTATTGAGGAATCTACCCCACTTCTAAGTTTAATATTACCATCATCTTCGATTACTGCTCCAGGACGATTATCTACTATGTGCTGTCCTGGGTAAATTAATATTGTAGTTCTTCCAAATCTATCGTTATCTAATCCTGCCTGATATGAAAATCTTGCTGCTTCTGCGAGTGCTCTGTTTAATGATTTAAACGGAACCATTTGACTGCTTCCGTCATTTTCTATGCTATCTGTAGAATCTAGAGCATTTGGATCTACGTGAAGTAAATTACCACGAACAGACTTCAAAAATGCTTCTAATCTTGAAAGACCCATCTTATTATTTTATAGATTTCCGTTAATGATTATTTATCATAGATGAAATCTACTTCTTCCCTATAAGATATTCAACTGTATTTGCAATATCATTCATTGCGTCTCTAAGTTCAGGTCTTTGTCCTGACTCTTGTTTTATTATTGGTCGGTGATCGTCTGTGAGAGTCCATCTCCATTGCTTCATAGACTCACACCACCAGAGATTAATTTTCATGCTTATATTTTTCCAGTTTAATCCAATTTAAAAGTGCATTTAGTTGCATTCTTTTTTCTTCAGTTAAATCAAATTTTTTATTGAATAGATAAAAATCAATTGATTCGATTGCAAGATCTCTATCTGATTGGGAAATTAATGACATATAAAATAATAAGTATAGGGCATTTAAAGAATTTCGTCAAGAACCTCTGGATTTTCCAACTCAACTTCAAACAAACAAGGATGAACCTCTTCATCAATTAAATAAAATGATTTGTGATAAAATATCTCAGGTGTCATTGTAAGTTGCTCATTTGCTTTTTGAATTATCTCAGGATCATCTTGAGCAATGTCTGGAATTTCATCAAAAGTAAAAGGTATATTGTTTATATAATAAGTCTTTATAATATACTTTTCATATGAAGTTTTATACCAATTATAAGATGTAGTAATCTTATACTTCATTTAACTTGAGGTTAGATTAACTATTTATTGGATTTTTATATGTTGGTGGGTGATATTTGAGATACTCAAAAAAAGTAAGTTTCATTTCTTTTTGAGTCATTCCACAATGCTTTGCTGCTGCTGGAAGAGTCATCGCACAAGAAAAGAGTGCTTCGTTTGCTTCCTTTACGTTTTCTGGAGTTGTTTTCACTGGAGGTTCGTATAACATATTGTAATTAATTTTGTATGGGTTCATAGTGGATTCTTATATTCGATTAAGTCTTCTTTAATTTTAGTTCTAACAACCTCAAGAACTTTTATAAATTGATTGATAGTTTTACAATATACTTCTTTTTTTGTTCCTAGATTAGAATAAAGATAAAACATCTTATTCATAGGATCTACAATACAACGAATAAGATATTCATTATCCATCTTAAGATTGTAAACTTGTTAAAATTGCTGCAATTTCACCTTGCAATCCTCCGATAGCAGCATTTAGATTTTCAATTTCTTGTAAAATATCCACTCCTTGAACAGTTAATATTCCATCAATTGTAACATCATCGTCAAACTTTGCTCTTTTAGTTACATCTAGTTTACCACTTAAATCTAAATCAACACTTCCATCCTCATTGAAAACGAATGGATCATTAGTTTCTGGCATTTCTGGTGGTTCTTGAGGGGTAAACTCAGGACCAATAATTTCAGTTGATGCAATACCTACAACCATTTTAACACTCCTATAATGATAACCAAAGACTTGGATGGGGCATAGACTGATGATGTAAATTATATTCTGGTTTTAAACATAATTTAACATCACCAGCAATTACATATCTATCACTTAAATTTTCTTTTTTTAAAGTTGAGTGTGATAGATTACTTGGAAATATAACAACGGTTCCTTCATGAGGTGTTATTGTATAGTTTCCACAATTATACTTATTAAACTTTTTAATCAAATTATATTTGTTGCTCGGTTCAAAGATATTTCCAGATACTTCATTTAAATTATTTGAACTATGAACACAGAACTTATCCGAAGTATTATCAGAAGACAGATAATAACAAAAAGAAATATCTGAACCATTATGTATGTGAGGTTTCAATTGAGGAATATCTTTATTATGATATCCAACCCAGGATTTTATGAAGTTAATGTTTAATTTATTATGATCTACTTCTAATAGATCCAAGTAATTGCATATATTATCTTTTAAAGATTTGAAAAGAATGTGATAATTAGAATTCAAATGTAAAGAACATCTTCCAGAATTTTCTGGAGTTTCATTTTCATAACCATTAAACCATAAAGTTTTTAATTCTTCAAAATATTGGTCTTTAAATTCTCGATGTGTTTTTACCTCATCTTGAGCAACTAATATTGGAAAGACCTCATGAACCTTCATACTATGTGTTTATGCTATACTCACTATTATCACCTGGATAGTCGTCTGGTGTCAAGCCTTGATACTCAGGGATAAGGTCTTCCCCATCAGTTCTTGTTCCATAAACATGGTAAAAACAATCAATAGGCATTCCACCTTTTGCTTGAAGATGTATTTGAGTCTTATCAATTCTTTTTACGATTACATCCTGATGAGCACCAACAGGTGTTAAAGACACTGTAATTGATTGAGTGTCAACAAAAGTTTTCCAATACTCTGGAAGTTGAATAACATTCTTATTTGTAATTCTTCCACGCACATATACATCATTAGAAGGTGCCTCTGGGCACGTATGCCTTAATCTCCATCCCTCTTTTGTTGGATGAGGAATATCAAAGTTTTTCTTTGAAGATAATCTATGAGCACCACAAAATGCCCATACATCTCCTTGAGAAACAACAATTGCTCCTGCTCTTACAGCAAGACCAGCATTGACACTTAGATTGGCGTCTAAGTTATTGAAAATAGCAGCATCTCCTATTACTGCAAGAGAATATGGAGAATTATTTGTAGGAATACATGCTTGAAGAACACCTGGAATAACTGCAGGAGGAGAATCACTATTTGTTAAAGGGGCAATCATACACGATGCCCACACACTTGGAAATGTTGCATGATTTCCAATAATTGCTGGACCTTGAGTATATGAAGATCCTTGTATTTTTAATGGCCCTCTTCCTAATATTTCTGGTCCTACTGGATCCTTAACATTAAAAAACTGTCCTTTTACATAGATATCATCATAAGATGCCATAAATTTTCCTCTTTATTAAAATATGTTAAATGATGGTAATGCTCTTTCCCAAATACTATTCTCAAATTCAATTGGAGGTTTGATAGCACTTGCTGATGTTACATTTTGAACTTCACCAGCATACATTTTCATTATATTAGTAGCAGTAAGTTGCATTGACCCATTGGTATATAAACTTGCTGACTGTTTTCCATTAAATTCTACTTGTTTACCCTCCACATTTATTTTTGCAGAAGCCTTTATATTCACGTTACCATTATTATTATCGGGCCCATATGCAATCATGTCAATGTTTTCTGCTTCCATTCTAATTCTGCCACGGGTAGAAATTACAATATCCCCATTAGCAGCATCTAACCAAAATGCAGGTTGTCCTTTTTCAATGTTATCTCCACACTTAATTTGATATCTTCCTCTACATCTATTTGTAATCCAACCAGATCTTGGATCTGTTTGATCTATGGTGATGTATTCAAGTCCTCCTTGACCTTGTAAGAGAATTGATGACTTAACTTGATCTTTATGTATATGACCAAATCTTAAGGCACCGTCTTTAGTTCTTATGTCTTTAGTTTCGTAATTTTTTGATGTCATTTTATCATTTACCTCCTAAACATTTTATACATCCAGTACAATCAACTACATTAATAACTTTTGAATCTTTTGGAACATCAAACTCTTCATCCTTAGACAATCTCTTCACTTTAAGTATTGGAGCAAGTAAAGCATTAAATCCTGTAGAAGAATTTGTTTTGATTTCTGGAATATCATCAAAACCACAACCACTATTTAACACTCTAACACCAGTGATTTGTCCATACTCATTAATTATGGGTTTTGCAACAACACCATTGCTAGGTGTAATAATAAGTTCATCTTCTGGTCTGTATCCGTATCCACTTTGAAGAACCTCAATCTCCTCTACGCATAATACTACATTATAAGATACTCTTCCTCCACCTTCTCCAGAAGAATCTGTGAGTGCAAAGTCATTTACAACTGGTATATTTGGTGGTTTTACTGGAAGAAGTGGAAGATTAATAGTCTTTCTGTCAGTTCCTATTCCTGAAGTATCAGTTGATATTCCTAGATTGTTTCCAGTGGTTCCTATACCTAGATTTCCGGTGGTTCCTATACCTAGATTTCCGGTGGTTCCTATGCCCACACTTTGATCTAAAACTATAATTGTTCCTTCGACAACATCTTCTCCAACAACTGTAGATCCTCCTCTAGCAATTCTATTTGGAACAGTATTCAAAGATAACTGATTATTAGAAATAAATCCATAATATTTTTTAGATTCTCCTTCAAGATTAGTAATTGTCATCTGAATTGGTTCTTCTTCAGATGCTACTGTTTGCTCTATATTTACTTCAAACTTATTAAACTGAAGAGGTACAGTTTCTGGAGGACCAATTGGTGGGTAGTAAGTATCCCCAGGTTCTAGGACTGCTGGTTTATTAATTCCGACAATTCTATATCTACCATCTCTGGTTCTAATATATCCTTCATCAGGTTCTTTCCAAGTAAATCCATCACCTCCCATACTACCATCAGGTTTCTGTAAATATCCTGTTCCAGGAGATTCTACTGCAATACTTTTTAGTTTTAACTTTCCAGGATTTTCTTCATCAGGTTCCATTATTGCTTTAAAAGAACCTCCTGATCCATTGCCACAAGCATCCTGAAGACTAACTGTAGGAGTTGAGGTAAATGATCCAGGATTAATAATATCAAATCCAATAATCGAAGAATTTGACCCTACAATTGGATTTGCGATTGCACCAGAATTTTCTCCTCCCAAGAAGTTAACTGTAGGTGGACCGCAAAGAACTGGACCGACTTCACAATTTACTGCTCTAGCTGGTGTTTTTCCTGGAGGAGCAAGAGTCTTAACGATTTCAGAAGAAAAATCTCCGACTTGTATTCCAGGGGTTGCTGGTCCTGCCAAATCAATCTCATCATATCCTGGGCAACTTTGATCTTCATCGCAAAGAAAGAACTTTAATATTCCAGATAAAATATCAAAAGCAGAAGCAACTATGGAAGCAATATTACCAATTGCACCAAGAACACCGGAAAGAGCAGAAGTTATTTCTCCTAAAATTGGATTTAAAAAATCAGAAAGTAATTGTTGAACTGCACAAACTGGACCACTAACTAGTTTTTCAATTGAATCAGTAAGCAACTTTACAAATGTAGGAACAAGAGATGAAATTATTTTTTTAAATAAGCAAGAAAGAATTTCAAGTGCCTCAGATACAATGTTATTATATGTTGGTCTTTCACTTGGAAAAAGAAATGGAATTACTTCTTTTTGTAAAAGATTTGTAATTTCAACTTCCAATTTTTCCAAAATAAGACCAAGTAAATTGGTCATATATGAGGAAATAAAACTAGATGCAGTTTGAATAATATTATTTAATTGTGATTGTATAGAAGCTGCTGCTAAAGAAACTTCTCCGGCAGTTCTCTTAATTTGATCTGCTTGTGTTATTAAATTATTAAGAACTTTTGCAATTCCTTGAACATCAGAATCATCTTTTTTACAAGCATTTCTTAAAGGTCGTTTTACCTTTTTATCTTGATCCTGAGTATCCCAAGCTAATGTAGTGACGTGAAGTCCCTCAGTAACTTGTAAAGGAACATTAAAAATATTTAAATTATCAGGAACATATGCTGGTGCTTTGTTTGAATCACTAAATGTATTATTAAACTGTTGATATCCTTGATTACAATTTCCTGGTGGTTGAGTTGCTGCTTGTCTTGAAGCTTTTGCAGTAGCAACTAAGACTTGTCTTTCTACTTCTTGTGGAGGAAGTCCTTTTGCTTTTGCTTCAGATCTTGCTTTAGAAGCAGCATCAAATTCTTCTCTGGTTGGAGTTCTTGCGGGATTAAGAAGTCTTGATAATTGTTGCGTGGATAATTTATCAACATCTGGAGGTAACGCAGTGTTTGATAAACTTCCAGGACCATTAGGTGGAGGTGGTGGAGGTGGAGGAACAACTCCTCTTTCCTTTGGAACATTATTATTTGAATTTCCTACAACACCAACAATATAACCTTCCTGTCCTGCCATTCCATCCATAAAGAATCCAAAGACCACAGATCCTGGTTCTATGGATGGAGTTACTGATGCTCCACCGTGCCCAGAACCAGCAGTGACAGGCATTATCACCTGACAGAATGCCATCTGTTCTGGTGGAAGTTTATCCAACTCCCCAGTGTGCCAATTAAAAACTCTTACTTTATATCTATGTCCCCATCCCTTAATGGAAGCAATATTCGTAAATGTTCCTGCTTCAATGTTGTCTTGCCAAGATTCTTTTGTTTCTACTCTGCCTAACCACCAAGGGGGATTGACAAAAAATTGAGGATTAAAAGTAGAACCAGTAGTTACATCAGACATAATTAATCTTCATAAATTCTGCACTCTAAAGCATCTGGATTTAAATCGCAGTAAACTTCAAGTGGGGTTGGATCGTGATTATCCCCAGGATGATTCTCTTGATATTTTTCAAGATTTTGTATTTCATCATTTAGATGTCTTCTTCTTTGACTGCTGACATTGGGATTATCTAATTCATTTCGATCATCCTCAATGTGCTGTTGGAGTGTTCTATTCATAGAACGAAAAATATACTTGATTTATTTATTACATTTTCATCGGTTTTCTTCCGTATGTTTCACGAATCAACTCCAAAGAAGTATAACATTGACTACTAGGGTCTATTCTATGACACAAACTTGATATGAGATATACTCCACTCATTCTTGGATCATATGTTGGATTTGGTTTTGTTGACTGTTCTGGAAAATCACAAAATATTAATTGCCCTGCTTCTAGACTAAAATCTCCATAAATTGTTATCTGTATTCTTAATGTAAATGCTTGATTGTATCTAGAAGATGCAGCAGAAAGATAATCTTTCTTTTCAGTATCTAATTCTTTTGATTGTTCTATGGGTTTTAAGTTTCCAACAGACTCAAGACTTGTAAAAAATCTAGAAGGACTATCAATGAATTCAGTATTCATATTTGTTCCAAACTCAGTAGCCTGAGAACTTGTCACTGGTGCTTGTTGGGTAATGCTTAATGGGTTACAGTTGTATACACTTTCTTGAGAATTAAACAAGTTCACTGATGAATTATAAGTTCCCATTTGCAATTGATCTTTGAGATCATTATCACTTACAACTTCAAAGTTTAATATTTTTCCTGTATATCCTGGAGGAGGAACTGATACTGTATTGTTGTAAATAAACTTCTTAGTATATTCTTGTTCAAACAATCCATCTACAGACTTAAATTTATATCCACTTTTTGTTTCAAAAAAGAAGTACCCAGCAAGTAATCCAAGAGCACTTGTTCCTTCTTTGATTGCTTGTGATGCCAACCACATTATAAACCAAAAGGGTTTCTTAGTAGTTCCGATAAAAGACCTTTCATTTTTAGTAGGTTCTATATCAAAATCTTTTGGTGTTTTTAAATCTTCTAGTAATATTTTAACCACAGAATCTGATATTTTTCCATCATATCTTTTTACTATTCTTACACTTTCATTTTTTAAATATTCTTTTGAAACTAATTCTATAATTTCAAATTCTTTTAACTTATCACTTCCTTTATCTTTTGATGTAATGTGTAATGGATTTATTTCACTCTTAAAAGGTATCTTCTGTTTATTTGCATCTTCAATTTCAATATAAACTTTTTCACCTCTAGAAATTCTAACGGCATTTGATGCGGTAACTTTTCCCCCAGTTCCATCATTTCCTCCTGCGGCATTTCCTGTATCAACAAATGCTATCGTCATTCTTACAGTCTCTGATAATATATTTTCATAATAATACAATTCAACTAAACCCTTGTTGAATGCGAGTGGTTCTCCCCCCGCATTTGGGTAAATATCAAAAACTGGAACGTTGCCTTTTGATTGATCTAAAGAAGTCATATTAACCTATTGCGTCTAAAATATCCATTCCTGGAACACTATTATCTATATCACGCATCATTGAAATAGAAGTTCCACCTTCACCTCCAAGTGGGACAGGAACTTCTATTTCAATAGGGACTTCAACAATTTCAGGTTCAGCATATGGTTGCTCATAGTCCATATATGTATTTAAAGAATTTATAATTGAAGGCATATATTTTTTCAATGAATTTCTATCGTGAATATCATAATTTAATATATCAAGAAGTCCTGGCGCAACTTTTTCAGTTTCTTTGTAAGAATCTGCATCAATTACATATTCAGTTCCTTCTTCTCCTATCATTGCCATATGTGGGCCATCTAGAGTTTCACCACCTCTTGCATAAGCAACGTGAACGTGATCATTATGATCAGCTTGATATGATCCAATATTTTTATATCTAGGGGAATGGTGTATAAGTTCAGCTGGACTATATCCATTTTTTCTATTCCATTCTAATATTGCTTTTATAACAGGAGCTTGTTCGTCTCTACCACCACTACTTGGATGGGATGGAGCCCAACCACCTAAATCAATCGCTCTTCCTTGATAATGCAATGATCCAGAACTATGTCCAGATTTTGCCCAAGGAGGATGTCTTGGATGTCTATGAATAGACCCAGTAACAGGAAGTTTGGATCTATTTGCTTTCATAAAATCTCCAAGATCTCCTGCAATTTTTTGACCACCTTTTCCATAACCTTTCCCCATTTTTATATTTTGATCTTTACTTGAAGATAATTCAGATTTAGAATATCCTCCTTGTTTGACTTTTGATAATGCTTTTAAAACTTTATCAAAAGTAGTGTGAGCCTTATTCCTACCATCTCCGTGAAAATAAGATAAATTATCATTTCCTCTAGGCAATCCTGCCCATTCCATAGAAAGATATTTTGCAAATTCTGGATCCGATATTTTCCCAGCTAACCAATCTCTACCATATCTCTTCTTTTCAATAAGAGCTATAGCCATTTTATCCTGATTTTCTGGACTAAAAAGATCATTCGGTTTTAATCCAGCATAAGCAGCTTGTGCTGCAATATTCATAAATTGATATTTTCCAGATGCTGCTGATCCCCATTTTCTATAATTTGCCAGTTGAACAGCATTAGCTTGAGCAATTGTTAATTTTGAATAACCAGGATAAATTCCTCCATATCTACTATCATATGAACCTCCTGCAGATTCTACAGATGATATTAAATCTAATAATGGACCCCATTTTCCAGAAGTTAATCCACCCCCTTCAACACCTTCATCCATTCCTTCATCAGATGGTTCATTATTTTTTTCAAGCATCTCTTCTCTACCAACAGGTCTTAAAGATAATTCTTTACTCAAATTATGAATAGTAGTATTAACCTCTTTAGATACAGAATCTTCAACAGACTTTGCTATTACATTTGTATAGTCTTCTCCACCAAAATATTTTTGTGCATCAACTTCTCCTCCTCCAGAAAATCCAAGAGGACTTGATTTGAATGTAGTTTGAATCCAAGAATTTAATCCTCTACCTGCATTTTTATAATCAAGCAAATCAGGTTTTTGTCCTAAAACACTCTTTAAAGCAATGGTAAAGAATGGACCAAAGAAGTCTGCCTTTCCTAAATTATCATTACTTTTGACTAAAAATTCTTGAGGATTTGTTGTTTTTTGTGTTGGTTTTTTAGTCTCTTGAGGTTGTTCTTTACTTTTTCCAGTAAATAAGCCAAAAGGATCCCACCAAGCTTTTTCAGGATTTGGAAATACCTTTCTTACTTTCTTTTCTCCGCCAGTATCAGCACCGGGTTTTATTTTTCTAGGAATAAAAGATACAGTTCTTTTTGGTTTCTTTTTCTTTAATGTTCTTCTTACTGTTTTTGATCTAGAAGTTTTTGGAATTCCTCCTCCAGCAAGTTTATTTACCTTACCTTTTTTAGGAGTTTTTCCTCCAAAAAATAAATCATATAAAGCACCACCAGCTAAATCCCCAGCAACTCCTCCAATCATACCCCCAATAAAATTTCCAGCAACTGGAACTACAGATCCTATAACTGCTCCAAGAGCACCTAAGAGACCTGCACCAATTGCTCTAAATGCTGCTCTACCAAGATTTTCACCAAGAGCAACAGACAATCCAAAATCAATTAATGCACCAACTACTGGCAATGGTATTCTTTTTAAAAATGGTCTAACTGAGGATAAAAGTGCTCTTTTCCCACCACCACTTGTAGTTATCGTAGGTCTTTGACGAAGTGGATTTCTTATATCAGGTCTACCTGCTGCACCACCACCACTTGTAGTTATTGTAGGTCTTTGACGAAGTGGATTTCTTATATCAGGTCTACCTGCTGCACCACCACCACTTGTGGTTACTTTAGGTGTTCCAGAAATTTTTGGAGATGCTCCTTTTCCTCCTCCACCAAATCCACCAGAACCAGCAGCAACCATCCCAGCAATGATTGCCAGATTTAAAAATTTATTTAATACTCCAGACAATTCATCAAATTTTTTTACTCCACCATCACCAAAAAGATTCTTTACAAATCCTCTAGTTGCATCATACGTTTTATATCCCCAATCAATAAAAGTTACTAAACTATCTAATAATTTTCCTCCCCAATCAATAATAAAATCACTTACATTAATAATAACAGGAAGTATCTTTAATAATTGAGGAAGAAATCCGATCAACCTAACTGCAAGAAATCCAAGAACAGTTTGAGTAATAAAGTTTTTAATCCATCCAAAAAAACCAAGTTTTGGAGCAGATGGTAGTTTAACTTCTTTTTCAGGTTTTGGAAGTTTTTTTTCTAAATCCTTTTCTCTTTTAGAAAATTCTTCTCCTTCCTTTTTAATTCTTGTTTTTTTATCTTCTTTTTTTGAAAGAAGTAAAGAATCTTTTAGTAATTTATCAACCTTAATAACCTTATTCTCAATCTTCTTTACAGTATCTGTTATAGAAGATGTCTTTGTTATTTTAGCAGAAGGTTTACTAAAATTTAAAAACTTATCTGCTTTAACTATAGAAGATTTTGAAGATTTTGATGGAGGAAGTAGTTTTGCCATTGATCTTATTTCTTAACTCCATAAGTACTTCTTGCAGTTTTTGTAGATTTAGCGCTATGGTTTGGAGAAAATGAAGGTGGTTTACTTGATTTAGTAGATCCTTTTGATTTACTAGATCTTTGACCTCCTTTATATTGAGATGTTTTTTTATTTGCTGCTGGCTTTGGTATAGGTTTTACCGGAGTTTTGGTTGCTGTTTTTGGTCTAGTAAATCTAGATTTAGTAGGTTGTTTTGTATTTTTTTGTGGTTTATCATAAAGTTTTGCTGATTTATTTTTCTTCAAAAATTCTTTTTTCTTTTTCTCTTCCTCTTTTACTTTTGCAGATCCTCCACCAAACCATCCCATCTTATCCCACCAAGGTCTTTTTTCTTCTAATTTACGTTGGTTTTCTTGTTGTTTTTTAATTTTTTTCTGTTCGGCAATTGCTTTTTGTTGATCTTTTTTCAATTGTTCTGGTGTTTTTTGTTTTCCTGTTGAAGGATCTATTTTACTCCTATCAATTTTCCCAATTTTAATTTCACTACCAAGGGCTCTTTGATTTAACCATCCAATATCTTGAGCAAATCTTCCCAACATAGAAGCACCAAAATAAGTTGCATCACTAAAAGATCCTTTCAATAAACCTTCTTTTGCTAATTGAGCATATTCTCCAACAGTTCTATTAAAATTATACCTATCATCACTGTAAAGAACATCTCCCCCAGGTTTTGTAGAAGCAGTAAATCTTCCTAAGATAGAATTAGCTGCTGATCCTCCAGATACTTTATCGCTATATGCACCTCCACCTTTAGCACCCTTATTAATATCTTCTTGATTCCAATTCATAGTTACTTTACCAGTTTTTGGATCAACTTTCAATCCGTTTTTGCCCATAGTTTGTTCTATAGTTTGCATTCTCATTTTATCAACTTGAGGATTTGATAAAATTTTAAATGGTCTCCCTAAAGGTCCTAATATGGATTTTAGGAAAGTTAAATTTCTCATCGTGGTAGCATTCCCAGATGGAATAGGAATTAATCCTTTATCAGCAATTTCTTTAAATGGACCATCAGGAAGTTTTCTAATAAAACTATCACCAAAAGTAATCTGTCTATCTTGAATCTTTTCCATTCCTTTAGAAAGATCATTATATCTCTTAGAAGATGATACATTCTTCATAGTATCAAAAAATTTAGCCCCAGTATTTTTTGGTATTTGAGAAATTTGGTTTACTGTTTGAGAAGCCTTATCTTGAATTTTTCCAGATTTAATATCGGATAAAACTTTATTGCCATAGTTTAAAGATTGACTATACAATCCTGATCCAAATTTTGCACTAGAGTCTATCAAAGATGAAACATCTTTTTTTAATTGATCACCTTGCAAATATTTTTGTGCTTGAACACCAGCATTCATTCCAATATTCCCAATTTGATTGGGATCTAATTTAATATTCCCAATTTGACCAGCTGTCCTATTGATAAAATTAGCAGAATTAGAAGCAAATTCATTAGTTGTAGGTCCCCAAGTTTGCGGTTCCTGAAGATTAATTCCTTTACTAAGGAACCACTTATTCATAGCATATAATAATTTTTCAAAATCATTACCTCCACCAGAATCACGTCTAATTTCTCCTCCACCATAAGCATAAGTTTTTCCTCCAACTACTTGAGGTTGGTTTGTACCACCTCCTGCAGCATTCATTGCTTCTAAGGTCTCTACTCCATACTTATTGACAGCACCAACTGACATAACAAATTCACCATCAGTAAGCATTGCAGGAACTCTATCTCTTCCCTTTGGTCCATTTACTAATCCACTACCTAATCCTCCAGAAAATCCTCCACCACTAAATCCATATTGTTTTGTCTTTCCTGTTTGTAAGAAATAAATCTGCTCATCAATTTCAGATCCCTTTCCTTGTAATCTTTCAAAAACATTAAGATTTGCTTTTTGTGTTTGAAGTTGTTTTATCTTATCATCTTTGCTTCCAGGTGCTTTTTCAGTTTTTCTTTCCTGCTCATTTACAGTTTGAGGAAACATTGCAGGGATTGTTGCCCCAGCAGTAAATAGAGCAATTCCTTTTCCTAAAGGAGTTCTTATAAACTTTAAAAGTTGTGGTATGGCAACCTTACCAATTTGGAAGATAAATCTTCCAAGCATACCAACAGTTCCTCTGACAAATTTGCCAAAGGTTGTTCCAAATAGAACATAAGATCCAAGTAATGCTGGCCACCAATCTTTAAAAAATCTTATAATACTTTTTATTTTTCCTTGATTTTTTGGATCTGCAATCCAATTTACAAGTTTAATTAATATTCTTCCAAGAATTATATTACCAATAAAATTAAGTATCTTATCCCAAATAGATTGAAATGGTTTAGTAATTGCAGATATTGCTTTCTTGATTCCATCAAAAGTTTTAGATTCTAATTCACCCTCTCTTGACTTTCTTTTTTTATTTTCTTCTTCTTTTCTTTTCTCTTCTAATTGATTCCTATTTCGATCATTAATATCTGTTAGAGTATTGACAATTGAATCAAGAGTTTTATTAATATTATCTAAAGAAGTTTTTAATGATTCAGAATTATCAGATGATGTTCTAGAAATTTTAGCAGACTTTTCTGTAATGTCTCTAACTTTTACTGGATCAATATACTGTTGGAAAAAAGAATTATTTGCTGTTATTTTCCCAGAAGGAGATTTAGCAATTTTTCCTCCTCTTGGTCGATTCCCTCCTCCAGATGAAGGGGAAGGAGGTGCAGATGGAGGAGGAGAAACTGATACTTTTGCTTTTGAGGTCTTTACTTTAAATCTACCTTTCTTATTTTTAACTCTCTTAAATTCATTTCTTAAGAGCTCATCTTCTTCTCTAGGAAGTTCTTTTCCTATTAATCTAGCAGATGCTAATTTTTTCTTTATAATTTCATAGTAAGTCTGGTAATCAAGTTCCAATCCAGAATTGATCTTCAGTAATCTTAAAATTACTTCATTGATATTTTCTGTAGTAACTTTTTGATTACCAGCCATTACTTTGTTGCTTCTGTTTAGATTCTTCTTCTTCTATATGTTGCTTTAATAATTCAACGTAAATATCCCTTTCCCAAGGAATCATATTTTCAATTTCAGTCAATGAATATTTATGATATTGCATTAACGAAAAATTTAATTTGAAATATGATTCAAGATCCATATGAATCATTGCTATGCGAAAAAACTTGATAACCCTTCAAGAATGACTTCACTTTCAACCTTGGTGTTAGGATTTGTAACATTAATTGTATGAGAAAGTTTTGGCATAGTCTCAAAGAACTTTTCAATTTCTTTGAATTGAGATGAATTCATTTGATCAAGAAAATCCATCAGTTCTTTTTTAGTCACATCAGCAGCAGACCAAACTTCTTCTTCATTATAGATTTTATCCACACAAGATGCAACAAGTTCAAATGATTGTTCCATCGCATTATTACTAGACATATCAAAGTTATTTTTAATGAACTGATCTAGAGAAGGATACTTCATTTCCATCATCAAAGAATCATCTAACTTAATTTTGTTAGTATGATCTGGATTAGTTTTAACTTTAATATCATCGACATCTATTTTAACAGTCACATTTGTCTCTTCGTCATCTGGACAAATAACATTTAACTCTATTTCTTCACCGACTGATTTTGCACGAATATTTAAGAACAAATATTCAATGTCAAAGGTAGGTAAAGATTCTACTTTAATTCCTTTTGTTTCAACACAGTTTTTAATGACTGTTTTAATTGCAGTAGTAATTTGTTTAGTATCTTCAGACTCTAAAGCAATGACCAAAAGTTTTTCTTCTTTAACTAAGAAAGGTCTATACTTAATTGTCTGTCCAGTTGAAGGCAATTCAAGTTCATAAGTTGGTGTGGCAATTTTTGGTAAAGGCATAATCTCCTTACAATAAACTCAGGTATTTTATTTATGAGGGTTGTGCCAGATTACAAAGTGTCTCCTAATCAGACTTTTTTGGAGAGTATGCCCTATAATTAAATGGTAAACCATCAAAACGAAATGCGAAAACTTTTTTTCACCCTAGTATTTTTCTATGGAGTTGGTCTATCCACCTACTTTGCTCATTGGGGAATTAGGGACATGGCAGCTCTAGAAAAAGCAGTTTCAGTTGGAGCACATCACGAAGAGATGAGGCATAGGATGAATGTTTCTGCTGAGGGGAATTGGTTTCTTCTTTCAAATCTAATTGCAGTAACAGGTGCTCTAGGTGTTGTCGGAGGATCTAAAAAAAATGCTTAAGGTTCTAAAGTATCTTATTATTGGATACGGAATATTATTAGGGTCTATTTATTTTCTTGCGGCAATTGTTCCTGCACCATCTGCTGATATTAGGGAAGGATTTTCCTCTAAGTTTTCAAAATAATAAAAAAGAGAGGAGATATCTCCTCTCTTTTTTTATCTAAAATAATCGAGTATTGAGTGCATTATTATTTCCAGAGAAAGGATTGGATAATGCACTATCACTAAAATTAGTAAAATTAGTATTAGTAAGAGTTCCTGGAGAAAAGTTTCCAAGATTAAGACCTTGCTGAAAAGCATTTGTATTAATTTTAGCTTGATCTGCTTGAGTTAAATCAAATGGATTTCTAGGAGCAGTCTTTGAAGTAGTTTGACCAGGCTCAGAAACTCCAGGATTTTCTTTTATATTACCTGCAACATAACGATCAAAAGAAAATCCAACTGTAACCTTAAGTAACTGAGAAGATTCATAAGAAACTGGCATAGAATTTATAGATACAGGAAATGCATTAATAAAATCATATACCATAGTTTTTGAAGATTCTCTTGTTCCAAGATTTCTTTCAAACTTTGTAATACTTATAAACTCAGACTTATAATCTTTTGGGTATCTAATCCTATAAAAATTATTAATATCTTTTGATCCAGTAACTTGTTCTCCAGAAATCCATCTTAACCAAGCTTCAAAGTAACGAATTTGATCATAAGATTGATTTACATAAAAAGTAAAGTCTGCCCTATCATCATAAATTCTTCTATATGCGTGTCTTTGAGTAACCCCAGTATAATCATTATTCAATTCGTGAGTAGTAAGAGTAGATCCAGGGAGACTTGCATCAGAACAAGTTAATGTAAGAATATCTGTTATTTCTCCAGGAAATCCACTTTGTCTAATAAATGATTCTGCTTCATCAGGTGGTTTTATGTAAACCTCATAATGAGAAGTTAATGCGGGTTGCATTATGATTCTCTTAATATCCAATATCTTCCTAGTTCTTGGAGTTGGCGCTGCCATCGAATAAATATTCTTTGTTTATATTGTATTTATGAGAAGAGAAGAAAAATATCATCAAGGTAAATTTAGACCACAAAATCCAGAAAAATACAAGGGAGATATTAACAATATAATTTACAGAAGTTCTTGGGAGTTGGTTGCACTTCAATGGTGTGATAGAAATCCAGATGTATTAGAATATGGATCCGAGGAATTTTTTATTCCATATTTTGATGAAACTACAAGAAGAGTCAGAAGATATTTTCCAGATCTTTTCATAAAAGTAAAAGATAATCAAGGATCTATTAAAAACTATGTGGTAGAAATAAAACCAAAAAAACAAACAAAACCACCAGAACAGACTTCAAGAAAAAGACAAAAAACTTATATTAATGAAATGATCACTTATGAAAAAAATTTAAGTAAGTGGAGATATGCAGAAGAGTGGTGTAAAGATAGAGGATTGATATTTAAAATACTTACAGAAGATGATTTAGGGATTAAGTATCGTAATAAATAAATTATAAAGAACTTCTATTCTAATGCAATATAAAAAGAATCCAACTTACATTCTCGGGTTCCTTGTTAGGGAGGAGTTCTAATGGCTGAAGAAAAAAAAGCTGGACAAGGGTGGGAAAAAAATACAGATAATACTTTTAAAGCAACTTTAAGTGTTCCAAAAAAACCATCGGCAGTAGTTCAAACAGCATCCTCTTCAGGAACAAGTCAAAATACAAATCAAAGAGTAAGAGTAATAGTAAATAATGAAACTGGTGCAATACAACTATATGAAACTAGGGAACCTTTAGGTGATAGATTATTCAATACCTTTAATCCATCTACAGGTAAATGGGAATCTCCATCTAATGATCCTCAAGCATTTAATGAAATACAAAATAGAATAGGAACTGATGGAATTCAAAAATTACAAAATCAAGCAAAACAAGGAGCAATAAATGGAGTAATAAATCCAACTTCAACAAATGAAAATAAGGTAAAAATATCATCTACAGAAGGATATAAATCTTTATCAAATACAATTAAACAAGATCCAAATTCTGGACAAGTAGGACCAGAATCATTTAATCAAGGCGAAATTAGTCAAGCAGTAGGACAAGGAAAACTTAGAAGTAGTTATGGGGATACTAGATATCCACTAAATATGAAATCTGACCAAGATTATATTAAATTTACAATGTATACTTATGTACCAAAAACATTTGGACTTACATCTGGACTTGGTGCATTTAGTGGTTCAAATAAAGGATCTAAACTTGGAACAGTCACTCTTCCTATTCAACCACAAATTTCAGATTCTAATTCAGTTACCTGGGGAGAAGATACAATAAATTCTGTAGAAGCAGCGGCTGCAGCGACTGCCTATGCATCAATAACAAGAGGTGTTGAAGGAGCAGAGGAATCTGTCAACCAAGCAGCAACAGGTATTGCTGAACAAAAAGGAAGCATAACTACAACTTTAGCAGCAGGTCTTGCTGGAAAGGCTGTTGGTGCAAATGAAAATTTCTTAAGCAGAGTAACTGGAGGAATCTTAAACAATAATGTAGAGTTATTATTTCAAGGACCAGCTTTAAGATCATTTTCTTTTACTTTTATAATGTCAGCAAGAGAGCCAAGAGAAAGTGAAGCAATAAGAAATATCATAAGATTTTTCAAGCAAGGAATGAGTGTTAAAAGAACAGAATCAAATCTTTTCCTAAAAGCACCTAATGTTTTTGATATTGAATATTATCATAAAAATGCTCCTCACAAATATATAAACAAAATCAAAACCTGCGCTCTTCAAAATTGTTCAGTAAATTACACTCCTGATGGAAATTATGCAACTTATGAAGATGGAGCTATGACACAATATAGTTTAACTCTATCATTTGGTGAGATTGATCCATTATATGATGATGAATATGATGCACTTGGACTCGATCACATAGGTTACTAAAATGGCATCGTACTTCAGACAAGTTCCAAATTTTGAATATATATCAAGAAACTCCGATGAAAAAAATCTATCGGATTATGTTCCAGTAAAAAATCTTTTTAAAAAAGGAAAATTAAGAGAAGATATTTTTCAAGATC